TGCTCAATCAATTTTTGACAAGGAGGAAGGTTTTAGATTAGCTACCCCAAAAGAGGTTCAAGAGTTTTATAGCTAATCATTACCAAATATAATGGCTGAAGTTTATACAGAAAGTAGCACCCCCGTTAAAACTAAGATTTTTTACGGAGGAGAGGTAGTAGATGCAGACGGAAATGTTTCTGTAACTATTTATGATGTTGCAGATGACCCAGCGATTATTCCTTTGCTGAATCCCGCCGCCGCCACCCCGCTTGCTGTATTAACAGCAACCAAGTTAGATAATGATTTTGGAACATATCAAATTATTCTTCCAAGAACATACACAACCAGACAAAGAAAATTTAAATTTGTTTGGAGCTACTTTATAAATTCAGTTTCTAATTCTCACACAACTTACACAGATGTAGTCACCCCATATGCTAATTTAGCAGAAGTTTATGAAGACTTGAATATTGGAACAGATCCTAGCGATCCAAATTACAAAACGTATCATGAATTAAGAATGGCAGAAAAGTACGGAAGAAAAGTAATTGAAAATTATTGTAATCAGCAATTTTCTGTATATGATGACGTTCAAGTTGCATATGGAGCGGGAACAGATATTCTTCTGTTGCCTTTTAAATTGATACAGATACATGAAATATACGCAAATGATATCCTATTAATAGATAATATTAACTCAATTAATAATTGGAATTATTATCCAGTAATATCAGAGACTGGATTTGGAGTTAGAGTAGACAGAACTTATGATATGGACAATACAGTTTATATTGCTAATGGAATGGTTCCTTCAACAGTAAATGATTTAAATTATGGCGGAGCATTTCAAAAAAATGTAAGATATAAGATTCAGGGTAAATTTGGCTGGGATAAAGTTCCAGATAATGTTGAAGAAGCCTGCATTGTTTTAATGAAGGATTACTTCTCTAAAGATCAGCGCTGGAAAGAAAAGTATATTAAGAACGTACAGGCATTTGACTGGAAGTTTGAATACACTGGAGATGCTTATAAAGGCACAGGTAATCTATATGCCGATCAATTGCTAAACCCATATGTAGTAAATGGTATGGTTGTAATCTAATGAATGATTTAATTTATCCAATGCTCTATATGAAAATGGATGTGTATAGGCAAGTAGATTCTCAAGATGCATCTACTGGAGCGATTAAGAAAGAATGGAATTTTTACGAAACTATTCCATGTAGCGCTAAAGGAAGTATTACCAATTCCTCTACATCCAGAGGCGGAGACAAAGAAGTATACTCTACTAAATATGCTTATAACCAATTCATAGATGTTAGAACTTTAAGAAAATTAAACTCAAGAGAAAAAGTAACCAATATCTCAAATCAATCAGGAGAGGTTATTTGGGAAGAACTAAATTATCCTACTAGCACCCCGACAGTATTTGAAGTAACAGGAACAACTCCAATCACCGACCCGTTTGGCAGTGTCCTAGGATATAACTCAACTCTTAAGAGATCGGAAAATCAACAAATTGGCATCTAGCCAATTGCTAGTCCAGGCTGCTAGCGGCCTAGAAAAATTAATGGTCGGCAGCGGAGACGGAGTTCTTAAAGATAGTACAGTTGCTCAAATATCGGCAGCAATTTATTATCAGGCAAATGTCTTATCACAAGTAACAACAAATAATGGATTTGAAGCTCTGTTTGCTAAAACACTGTTTAATCAAATAAACAAAGATTTTGGATTATATATAGATGCTCAGGCAAGAATGAAACCAAAGGCTTTACACCATGTTTATGAATGGGATGATACTGGAAATTCAACAAAAAGACTTTTTAGACTAAGTAGAAAAATGTCTAATGGATTAAGTTTTCAAATTGGATATAAATTTATTTTATCTAAGACTGCTCCAGTAAAAACAAGAAATCAAAAAAGATATGTATTTAAAAATAAAGCTTCTATCATGGAACAAGGTATACCCGTTATAATCACTCCAAGGACCCCTGGAGGCCGCTTAGTGTTTGAGTACATGGGAGAACCTATGTTTATGCCAAAGGGGGCTTCAGTGACCGTACAGCGCCCTGGAGGACGTGCAGCAACTCATCAATTTAAATTACATTATGCTAAATTTTTTACAGGAGACTTAGTTAATCTATCAATTAAAAAATCGGGATTCCAAAGAATATTTAATGATAGAATAGCTAGAGCAATGGGATTACCTTTAGATATTAAAAAGGTTAAATATTCATTCTCGCCAAATGCGGTAAGGATGCAATCTTTGTCAGCAGTACAAGCAGCATTTGGAGGAATACTATGACAGTAAATTATAAATTAGACATGATCCATGATCTAAGAAAGCACCTCTGGGATGAATTAATTAACAAGGCAATCTTTGACCCACAAGATTATTATAGCGACAATATTGGTCAAGAGATTATTCCTATCATTCCTGTCCAGCAACAACCAGAGCTTAATCAATTTTTGAGCGGAAAGAAGCACATTGTCTATGATAAAATAGGAATGTCTTATGAAGATAATTGGGCAATATGTTGTGAGCAAATTTTATTTACTATTTATTCGGTAGAAATAGACGAAATTAATGAAATAAGAAACTTAATGGTAGATACATTTAGAAGAATGGATGAGTCGGCTAAAGATATTAACAACAATACGTCTTTATCAAAAAAGTTTAAATTTCATAGCATTTATATGGCCGATATATCTAATACTAGCCCATCAGAAGAGTCAAAGGGATTCTTGTCTACAGACGTAATTATTGAGGTAAAGTATTCAAGACATTTAGACTTAGACGGCAAATTTCTTTAATTTGCCTTTAGGTGCATTATAGCGTATTATTTGATATAGAGGAAAGGGCCTAGCCAGCCAAAATGATTTAAAAATATACTTTTGAAAGTAGGAGGAAATAACATGGCACAATCAGTAGGTAACGCTAAAAATATTCTAGTTGGAGCATCTCCATTATTTTTGTCAACTGTTGACATTAATGATGCAGATTATATCCCTAACGCAGATCCATCTAACGTAGGTATTGGATCAGCCGCAAATACAGTAGGAGTTCCAGCATTCGCAGCAGGAGTTTCATACGCAAATACACTTAATGCTGTTAACCAGACAGCAGGACTATTTGGATACCGTAACGTTGGTTTTACCAACAATGGTCTTCAGGTCACATACAACCCAACATTTGACTCAGTAACCGTTGATCAATTGCTTGATACAGCTAAGCTGTTCAAGTCTGCAATGGAAGTTATGATTGCAACAGAAATGTCAGAAGGTACTTTAGAAAATATTGTAGCAGTATTCGGACAATCTGCAGACACACTAGGTGCAGTATCAGGTTCATCAACTACTACCAAGCAGGTACTTGGTATAGCTGGAGGTGCTCTTGGACAAGCTCCAACAGAGCGTCAGCTAATTGCAGTTGGACAAGCCCCATCATCTAGCTCAACAACATCAGAGCGTGTATATTATGCACGTAGAGTTTTGTCTGTACAACAGTCACAATTCTCACTTGCTCGTAACGCAGCAACCACATTCCCAGTAACATTCCGTCTTCTTCCAGATGCGGACTATGCTGGATCAGAATACGGTAAAATTATTGACCGTGTACTAGTAGTATAATTAATTTATTTAATTAAAGAATTCCCCCCAGAAATGGGGGGTTTTCTATTTGTAGTGATAAAACCTATATGTTATAATAATTAAGACAATCCTAGGAGGATACAATGGCAAGCACAGTATATGATGTAGAAGAAATTACATTACAAAATGGCGCAGTAGTCAAACTAAAGCCGCTCACAATTAAAGAGCTAAGAAAGTTCATGGCGGCAATTCAAAAAACCGCAACGGCAGAAACAGAAGATGAGACTCTAACAATTCTAATTGATGCTTGTGCAGTAGCACTAGAAAAGCAGCTACCAGAATTAACTAAAGATAGAGACGCATTTGAAGATGTTTTGGATGTTCCAACAATCAACCGCATTCTTGAAATTTGCGGAGGTATTAAGATGGATGACCCAAACCTTCTAGCGGCAGCGGTTCTGGCTGGTCAGAACTAGATTTAGCCGCATTAGAAGGGGAAGTTTTTCTTTTAGGTAATTGGAAAAATTACGAAGAACTAGAAGATAATCTTTCAATGCCAGAACTAGTACAAACTTTTAAAGCAATGCAAAAAACTGAAGAAGATAAACGTAGATTCTTAGCTTCAATACAAGGCATTGATTTAAATGAAAATAAAGAAGAAGAAGGCACAACTTTTGAAGATATCCAAAGAAGAGTATTCGGAATAGAAGCAAGTGGAGACGATGTAGTTTCACTACAGGGAACATTTGCAGCACAAGCTGGATTTGGTATCGGAGCAGGATTGGGTTATTCTAAGGAGTAATATAGATGGCTGATGAGCAGATAGTAACTAATATAGTTGCTAGGTCTGATTTTTCAGGGTTAATTGCAGATGTGCAACGAACCACGGCAGCGCTAGCTAAATTACAACAAGAACTATCCATAACAAATAAGACATTAGCAGCACAGGCTGGCCAGATTCAAAAGTCGTTTTCCGAAACGCTTAGAAGCACTGGCCAGTTTTCTTCTCATTTTGTAACAGTAGGTTCACAGGTAGAAGCCTTTGGCAGAAGTTTAGATGGCGGAAAGTTAAAGCTAAAAGATTATTTTAGAACATGGCAAGACCACACAAGAACTTCAGGCGGATTAATCAGAGACCTTGCTAGACAGCAAGTATCACTTCAAAATGCTATTGTACAGCCATTAGGTAGAACAGCTGATGGCTTAATGAAGTTTAATGTACAAGTTCCAAAAGGCTTAGACGCAGTAGCCAATAAGACAGCAATAGCTAAAAAAGAATTACAAATTTATAACAAAGTTATTCAGGACGGCGGAGTTCAATTAATTAACTGGGGTAAGAATACTCAGTGGGCAGGTCGTCAATTAACAGTTGGATTAACAGTTCCAATTGCAGCATTTGGCATGGCAGCATCTAAAGCATTTAGAGAAGCTGATCAAGAGCTTGTAAGACTTACCAAGGTTTATGGTGGAGTTGCAGCAACTAGTTCAATTGAATTAGCAAAGGTCAGAAAAGATGTTACAGCAACTGCTAGAGAACTAGCCTCCGCGTATGGATCCTCCTTTAAAGAAACAATTGCTTTGGCGGCAGATATTGCAGCAACAGGAAAACAAGGTAACGAACTTTTAGCATCAACAAAAGAAACAACTCGTCTAGCAGTACTTGGTGAAGTAGACAGACAAGATGCCATGAAAGCCACTCTAGCAATTCAAACTACATTTAAACAGAACACTGATCAACTTTCTGAATCTATTAACTTTCTTAACGCAGTTGAAAACCAGACATCAACAAGCCTTGCAGATTTAATTGAAGCTATTCCAAAAGCTGGTCCAGTTATTCAAGGCATGGGCGGAAGCGTAAAAGATTTAGCACTTTATCTTACAGCAATGAAAGAAGGCGGAATCAATGCGTCAGAAGGAGCAAACGCTCTTAAGTCAGCGCTTGCATCATTAATTAATCCTACAAAAGTAGCAAAAGGATTATTTGCAGACATGGGGATTGACCTTAGTGGAATAGTAACAAAGAATGCTGGCAATCTAACAAATACAATTTCAGAATTGCAAAAAGCATTAGATACTCTAAATCCATTACAAAAACAACAGGCAATCGAGCAGCTATTTGGCAAGTTCCAATTTGCCAGAATGAATGCTTTATTTGCTAACCTTGGAAAACAAGGATCTCAGACTCTTCAAGTTATGGACTTGATGAAAGCAAGTAGCGCAGATTTAGCAAATGTAGCAGGCCGAGAATTAGCACAGATTACTGAATCCGCTTCTGGTAAATATCAAAGAGCTCTACAGACATTAAAAGCAGACTTAGCTGGAGTTGGAGAGTCTTTCTTAAATGTTCAAACATTCTTCTTAAATCTAACAAGCTCGGTAGTTAAGTTTATTGAAATGCTTCCTGGCCCAGTTAAGTCAATGCTCACACTTGTAGCAGGAATTACTGCTTTGGCTGGCCCAATCATTATGTTAACTGGTGTGTTTGCTAACTTTATTGGTTATGTTATTAAAGGCATTGGTCACCTAAAAGCTTTATTTAGAGGCGGAGAAGGCTTTAGATTATTAACTCCAGAAATATTGGCTGCAAGTAAGGCTGGAAGTTTAGTAGAGAAAACATTCTATAGCGATGCCGCAGCAGCAGACATTCTAAGTGCTTCTCTTAAAAACTTAATTACAGAATTTACTATACTACAACAAAAAGCTGCTTCTGGAGCCATATCGGTTCAACCAACAATTGCTACTATAGCAGGAACTGTTGCGCTAGCGGGAACTCCAGGAGGCATATATAGAGGTGTATCTGTAGATCCAAGTAATCCTCTTGTAGGCAGAATGGGAACAAGAGCAAGTGCCCATATGAATCCTGTTGGAAGTATGACAGAGGCAGAAAGAGCAGCACAAACAATATTTGGCATGGTTCCAGGACCAATTCCAGTTAATAGAAAAATTGGAAGAAATCCTCAGATGTATGCCGATCATGGATTGCCAGCCATTCCTGGACTTACTACAATTGGCGGAGTATCAACAGGAGTAATTCCAGAAGAAGCAGCTAAATGGCATGCAATGACTGGTGCTATAGCAATGCAATCAGAAGCAGAAATTGCGCTATTAAAGAAAGAAGTTGCTGCAACTGGTACTGTAACCCATGAACTTTCTGGTTCATATCAAGCACTTCTTCCAGAAATAACAAGACTAACAAAATTGGCAGCTCAAGAAGGTGCGGCAATTGTTGCACAAACACAAGCTGGAGCAATTACAGTAGAACAAGCTAGAGCAAAAATTGTAGCATTAAATGCTAGAGTAGAAGCGATGATTGCAGAAACAACTACACAAATTGCAATTACACAAGGTAGAACTGCAAATCTAACAATGGTTCCATTTACAAATCAGCCAGTAGTTGATCCAAAAACTGGCAAGTCAAATATGAAAGAGATGTTCCACAAAACTCCTACTGCGACATTAGTAGATAATGTTGCTAGAGCATTAGGTGGAATCAGAACTTCGGGTGGTGGCTTTAGTACAGAAACGACAATAAGACGTAATCAAGGCGGACCAATTTATCGTAATCAAGGCGGACCAATTTATTATAATGATGGTTCTAGATCAGTAGTTCCAGGCCCAAATGTAAATAAAGATGTTGTTCCAGCAATGCTTACCCCAGGAGAGTTTGTTGTAAATAAAGCAGCAACACAAGCAAACCTTCCACTTTTGCAAGCAATTAATGGTGGTCGTGGAATTGGTGGATACAATAATAATCTTGGAGGCTTTATGTCTTCAACTGTTGTAAATGCAATTTTAAGAATGTTCGGCGTAAAATCAGGAAGTTCAAAGCCTGCAAAATTACTAGGCAACTGGGGAATGATTCTGCCCAATTCAATAAACAGGAGATTAAAATATGGCAGAGCTACTGGCTCAGAATTAATACCACATATTGCAAACAGCAAAAATTTAATAGATGTTGAAAGATTCCTGTCATTTAAAAAAGTTGATCCTTCCGATATAAGTTATGTTCAATCAGAAATATCTAAACAAATACAATCACGAATTTCTCCAGATCAACTGTATGGCGATCCTGAGTTGGGAAGAATTGCATTTTCTGTAATTACTTCTAAGATAAGAGCACTAGAGTCTAAGTATCCAGGAATAAGTCTAGCTTATCAAAAAGATAGAATGTCTCCAGGAAGAAGAGACACACAAAGCTCAAGTTCAGCACATGGCCCAAGCCCTACTGGAATAAATGTTCCAGGAGCAAGACCTAGCAGTTATGGTTCAGGAAGCGGAAAAGGAAAAGATAGAACCGTATGGGCTCATTTTGGAGATCAGCAATTTGATGATAATATTGGCATGCTTGCACGAGATCTTAACATTCCACAAAGAAAAATGGGTGGTCCAGTATCTGGAGCTTTCCCATATGTTGTAGGAGAAAATGGACCAGAACTTTTTGTTCCGCAAAATAGCGGAAAAATAATTCCAGGATTTAATAATGGGGGACAAGTTCAGAACTTTGCTCAGGGTGGCGAAGTAATGGCCATGCTAATGAGAATGATTCCAGGAATGGCTGGATATGGATTAGGTTCAAAATTAACTGGCGGATCAATGATGGGTGGATTGCTTGGAAGTATGGGCGGAGATCTTCTAGGAAATGTACTAGCTAATAAAATTTTAAACATTGGAAAAGCAGCAGGAGAAGTAACTAAAAAAGTTTCATTAACTCAAAAGGCATTATCATTTTTAAAAGCTAAACCAGTTTTTGGTTGGACTGCAGCACTCGTAGCAGGAGCAGCAATAATAAAATCTGTAAATGATAAAGTTAATGAGCATAGAAGAGTAATTAATTTAGCATTTGGACAAACCGCTGAAAGTGCTTCTAAGCTGGGAATTAATTATAAATCATTAAATGAACAGTTAAAAGATTTTAAAACTCAATCAGATTTAGCCGCAGCTGCTGCAGCTTCATTTTATGCTTCATCAACAATGGTGAATGGACTAAACTTAACAATTAAAGAGCTTAAAGAACTTAAAGAAACTGTTCAAAAAGATCTTCCAGATTTTATTGAAGTATTTAACAAAGCTGGCGCAGATGAAGTAGTTCAAAAAGCATCTCAATTAAAATCACAATTTATTTCAGGCGGAATGAGTGCTGAAAAGGCAAGCAATACCATATATGCGTTAATTTTAAGTTCTGATAAAGCTTCATCAGCGCTTACTGTTTTAGCAGACAAAGGATTTGGTTTAATAATTGATAAAAGCACTGCAGCTATTTCTAGTGTTGAAACCTTTAATGGTTTATTAAAAGAAGGAAACGTAGATCAAATTGGAGATTCTTTTTATAGTTTAATTAGCGGCGTTCAAGAGATGGAAAAATCTTTAATTGGAACTGAAGATGAAACTGGTAAAATTGTTGATGCATCTAAAGCCTGGGCTATTACAATGGAAAAAGTTAATGCTGCTCAAGGAAGTTCAGAATCGTTAACAGTTGCTCAATATTATGCATTATTGAAGTTGGCTCCAGAATTAGAGAATGTTTTAAATGGATCTGAAAATACCGCTGCGGCCTTGGCAAAATGGAAGATATACCTAACTGGTGCTAAAGTAGAGTTAAAGTCAATGACAAATGATATGGCAATTGCTTTAGCAACAGCTCAAATAAATTTATCAGCTTTATTAAGTGGTGGTAGTTCTGGAACAGATCTAGATAAACTATATAATGCAATACAAAAAGCAGAAAAATCAAATACAAGTAATTCAGATGCAATTCAAAAAAATGCTGAAAAGTCTAGAGATGCTATTAACGCAGAAATTAAGTTACATCAAAAAAATATTGATAAGATTAAAGAAGAAGCGGATGCCAGAAGAAAGTCTTTGTCTAGACAATCAGAAGATGAAGATATTCTTACTCAAATAAAGAAAAAGCAATTAGAGTATCAAGATGCTTTAGCTATGGGAGATTCTGCAACTGCTGCACAAACTCAACTAGATCTTCAAATGCTTCAAAGAAGTCAGCAAAAAACTTTAGCAATAAGAGCAATAGATGATAAAGAAAAAGCAGACACGGCAGATCAGCAAGCAAAAATTGATAAGCTTCAAGAAAAATTAGAGAATTCTTCAAAAATTCTTCAAAAGCAATTGGATGGAGTAAAGGATGCCACCACAAAACTTGAAGCATTAAAACAATTAATGCTTGATACAGTTGCTTTTATTAATAAATCTGGAAATATAGATACCCAAGCAGAAATTGATGGTGCAAATGCTTTGCAAGCCAGAGCAGATAAACTAGTGCCTGGTCTAAAAATAGGAGTAGTTGCCCCAACTCCAGCAGAAAAACAAATGTCAGATCTTATGACCAAGTTCGGCTTCCCTAATTTAGGTACACCAAATGTAAAAACTGGAATAGATAGTATACTAAATCAAGTTCTTGGCGAGGATGGAAAATCTTTAACAACAGCAGATAAAAATGCTCTCGCCAATAGCGGTATCCTAACAAAGATACTTGCAGCCGTTAGCGGCAAGCCAACTCAAATTGCTGCAAAAGATTTAATTACAGATGGCAATAAAAAATTTATTAGTCCTACAACATTAAGTAGATACGGCATTGCTCCTGATGAAGGTAAAACTACATACATAGGTAAAATAATTGAGTCTGACAATCAAAAATATCAAATTGTTAGCTTTAATGTAAGTACTGGATTTACCTTAAAGAAGCTTGCAACAGGTGGGCCAATCAAACATTACGAGCCAGGCGGAAATGTAAGAGGACCAGGAACTGGAACATCTGATTCTATTCCCGCCATGCTTTCAAATGGAGAATATGTAATCAAGGCGGACTCTGTAAAGAAATATGGAACAGGAACGTTTGACGCATTAAACGCTGGTAAATTTGCAGACGGAGGCTTAACAGGGAATTACCCATCAAAAATTTCAGTTGGTAGTGGAAAATTCCTTCCAGTAAAACCAGCTGGTTCTGTTTGGCAAATGCCAAAAGAAATTGAAAGAAAAGACTATAAAACTGAAGAAGAATTTACAAAAGCTTTTTACAGTAACTATGGTGAAAGATTCTATACTCCACCAGTTAAAGAATACGGCATAGACAAAATTAAATCTCCGATGGGATCCCTACAAAGATTTCTTGATATTGCAAGAAGTCAAGTCGGATCAGGGCATAATTATTTAGTACATAGTACCGCTAACCGAAAGGGTATAGAAAGTCAGTCTGTTAATAAATTTAGCGTGTGGGCAAATAAAAATTACAAGCTAGGCTCAGATTTATTATATTGGTGTGGAGCATTTATTGCGTGGGTAGCAGAAAATTCTGGCGTTGACATATCAGATAAAATGTTTAGCGCTTTTCAAGCAACAAGAGATTATAAGAAAAAGGGTGTTTTTAATGACCTAAGCAATAAAGATAATTTAAAAAATATTAAAATTGGAGATCTAGCCTGGTTTGATTTTCCTGACGAATCTGGGAAACAAGATGGGGTTCCAACTCATGCGTCCATAGTTTCTGGTATAGATAAAAAATCTATTAAGGTAATAGGACAGTGGGGTCAAGGAACTGTTGCCGAAAATATATATTCCCCAGGAGGATTATTTGGAAGAGACACTAAGTATTTATTTGGAACAGTAAGCCCGTCATTTGCAAAGCTTGCTATGGGTGGACCAGTTAAACACTATAGACCAGGCGGAAATGTAAGTGGTCCAGGAACTGCCACATCTGATTCTATTCCAGCTATGCTTTCAAATGGTGAGTATGTAATTAAAGCAGACTCTGTAAAGAAGTATGGAACAGAAACATTCGATGCACTAAATTCTGGAAAATTTGCAAATGGTGGATACGCTAGCAACATACTTAAATTTGATCGCGGCGGCTTCGTTATTAATCCAATAAAAAGTCTTATTAAAAATATTGTATCTAAATTTACAAAACCAAAAGCACCAATAGTTGTCCCAAGATTTGCAACTACTGCAAAGACTACAACAAATAGTCCATTAGAAAGAAGCATTACAGATCTTTTTAATTCTGATGTTGTAGTAAAAAGAACAATTGATGCATCAGAAACACCTTCAAGAAGTGGTATCTATTATATTCCAAAAGGTAAAGACGGGGAAAGAGCCGTTAAAGGGGCGGTAGATCTTCAGCATGAATATACTAGAGCACAAGGCCCATATAGCTTAGTAAATCAAGCATATTCTCTTGATCCAAGAACACCATTTGGAATGTATCCAGCTACAATAATGGAAGCTTACAACGCTAGCGGCACTTTTAAGAATGGATTACCACGTCTTACGTTTTCTACTGATAGATCTGATGATGCAGAAAAAGGAATTTCTACTCTTAAAAGATTAGGGTTTCCAGTTTTTGATAGAACTGATTCTTCAGTAAACTCCATGTATGGCCCTACATATAATCCCAAAAATGCTGCTAAAATATTTGCACAGGAATCAGCTATGTATAACACTGCTCTTTTAAAATCTGCAGGTGGAGACTTTAAGCCACTCAACATTGATCAATTAAGCGCAGCTTCAATAATGTTTAGAGATTTAATGAAATATGGGGCAAAGGGACTAGATCAAGTTAAGATGAAGGATTTTCTTGAGCAGTACAACTCTGGATTTGCAAATGGTGGACAAGTTGGAATTCCCCATTACAAATGGGGAGGGTTTGCCTCATTAAAAAACTTATTTAAAAAAAGAACCACTGGTAGGGCAGCCGTAGCCGCAGGCGCTTGGCAATTGGGAGAAGAAGCAGAAAAAGCTTTAAGCCTTAAATGGGGTGCAAACGAAAATGCATCTGGTTTTTCTAAATGGGGAAGAGCATTATGGAGGGTAGCTTTTAATTCTGCTCAAGGAGGAGTATCTGGTTTAGCTGCTGCTGGCGGTGGTGGTGGCGTAGTTGGCTCTGTAGCTGGTTTAGTTGAGGGCCTTGTTGGATTAGCAAAAGATGGTTCTCAGTATGGAGTAAAGGGTGGAACAGGTGTTAAACAGTATCCAAAATCTTGGGGTCAAAAAAATAGATCAACTCTTACTGCATTAGATGCCAAAAAACAATTAGATGCAATGGGTCCATCAAGCATTGCTCAGAATGTTGCAATTTCTATGGGCTTTGGCGCTGGTCTTGATAAAACAGGAAAGTTTATTGGAAAATACGTTATACCAAAATTACCTGATAAAGTTCAATCTGTATTATACAAGCCAGTTAATTTATTTAATCAATATGCTAATTACTTTAAAGCTAAAAAATTAGTTAAAGACGATCAATGGCACGGATCATTTCATAAATCTAATTGGGATCCACCATTTTCAGGTACAAGTGTATTAGACGGAAGCTATGGAAGAGATCCTCATTATGGAATGGGATTCTTCTCTACTTCTAGTAGGCCAGAAGCACAACTGTATGAACATGGATACAATACTCCTGGAACATGGGGAGATGGTGCTGGAACCATGAATAAGGTTACTAGTATACCTCGAGGCAAATATATTGACTTTAGAAATCCAAATATTAAATCTCAAAACTATCTATTGTGGAAATTATTACAGGGTAAAGATAACCATTGGTCAAGAGACGTAAGTTTAGGCATGCCAGATTACCGATATGCTGGAGAAGAATTAGGTTCATTAATGAACCAAGCGGGAACCACTGGATCTATTATGAACAGAATAAGTGCTGGACAGGCCCCAGGAGATATTAATGATGCTGTATGGCTTGCATTGAATAAGCCAAAGGGAACAGTGCTAGAAGAAGAGACTGGCTTTTTACTTAATAAAATTCGAAATTCTAATTTAGGATCATCTCTTAAAACAGCTTTAAAAATGTCTCCGTCATTTATTAAAGACTTAATAGGTATGCCATATAAACCAATACATAAGGTTGCAAGAAAGATTCCAGGGCTAAAAAAGATACTACCTTGGCCAAAACCTACTGATCCAATTTCACAATTTAAAAATGCATATAATTTTAGCAAAACTGGTCGTAGTTTTAAATCAGAAATAATAGATAGACCAAGACCAGTACCTAGAACAGGGGGACCAGTCAGCACCTTTGATGACTGGATGCCTACTCAGCCAATTCATCACCCAGGAGAAGCATTTGGAGAACTAGCTGGACTTATTGGAAAAATAATTAAAGATAAGGCTGTAAGCCCGTTGTCCTCTAAAATAATTTCTCCAATTAAAAATAAATATGGAAACCTTAAAGATCTTATTACAAAAATAAAAGAAAACCGATCAAAAGAAAAATTATCTGATTTGATTTATAGGTATACACCGTTTGGTAGTATTTCAGCACTAAATCAAATACGCAAACTATCTGATAAAAACATTTTAGATTCAGGGCTTACAATCAAAAATAAAATATGGGAGAAATCTAAATCTGACATACCGAAAGACCTTGACCCATCTTTACTTGACCTATTTGATACGCCAACTTTTCATGGAGGATCTCTTCCAGATAACATATACAATAGATTAAAGCCTGGAGAACAAGCATCAACAGGCAGCATATTCAACTTTGACTTATTTACAACAGTGGATAAGATGCTAGCAAGAGAATATGCAGTAGGTAAAAATGCAGAAGCTGGTGGAAGCTTATGGCAAACAATATGGAATACTCCAAAAAGTATGTCTAAAGTTTGGGATATGCGTGGAGGAAGAAAGTCTTTATGGTCTCAAAATAAAAAAGCTTATGCCGCATTAGAAGATTATTTTATCAATGTACTTGGTCACACAAGAAAACATGCGAGAGCACTACTACTTGGAGAAAGAGTTCCAGGAGTAGCACATGTTAGAGGTGGAAGAGATAGAATAGAATCTTATGTTCCTATGAATTTAAATGAAATTTTCAGTACAGTTGGAAAAAATGGTCCAGAATGGATTATAGACACAATTGCACATGCTGGAGGAGCACTTCAAGGTGGCGCACAGCACTCAGTGCTTACAACCCTAGATCCTGAAAAAAATATTAAACGTATGATAAATTTATTGCCACAAGAAGAGTTGAGAAAAACTTTTTCAGTATATAAAGATATGCTGCCATCAACACTTGAGAGATTTATAGAGCAATATGCAAAATTTGGAAAAGCTTTTGGAGTACTAGGTCAAGGAACTTTTGGAAAGAGTAAGCCACATTTGCCTCCTGATGGAGTTATAATGAAAAATGGCGGATATATTAATCCTTCTTATTCTGCCAACATGTCTGTTCCTCAATTTAAAGATGGAATTAATATGGTTCCCGCCGATATGCTTGCACTGATTCATAAGAATGAAGCAGTTGTTCCAGCTAACCTGAACCCCTTTAATCCTAACGCAAATAATGCTACAATGGCACCAGCGGTTTATAACATATCAATGACTAATAATGCGGCGGAAGGCATGGATATAAATACATATTCAGATATGACAACACGTAAAGTATTAGCAGAAATTAAGAGACTAGATGTTCAAAGAGCATCTATGAATGGAATGGGGAGAAGAGTCTAATGGCAATTTATTTACCAGTAGGATCCCTCCTATATATTGATACAACTCCAAGATATAATGCGGCTCTTACATATAGTCCAGGAGATAAAGTTTATTATAGCGGACTTCTTTGGAAAAGAAAAACAGGTGCACTAACAACTATTGGACAAACTCCAGCATCAGGATCAACATTTTGGGAATCTAATTCAGAAATAGACTGGGTTAAACTATCAGAACATAATAGACAACCTTTATCATTAGAGCATAATAGAATAGAAAAATCTCAAAGAATGAGCAATGGTACTTTACGTAAATTCTTTATTGCGGATAAAAAGAATTTCTCTACGTCATGGGACATGCTTCCATCATTTAAAGATTTAACAGTTGATGGTGGTCTGGGAGCGGTAGATTTACAAAGATTCTATTCTAATGTTGGAGTAAATACATTTAATATTAAAATTTTTTATGGCAGAGAAAAAATAACAGAGAGTAGCACAGTTGACAGAATAGAATATTATAAAGTTAATTTTACGTCTTGCTCATTCTCTGTAATTAAAAGAAATGTTAAGGGAAAAACAATAGACCCAGCCCAAGAATTTTGGTCAGCATCAATATCAATGGAGCAAGTATAGTGATTACTTTACCTAGCAATGATACACTAATTAAAAACTTATTTAAAACAGAATCTTCAATTAAAGTAGATGCTGGATGTACTGTAGAATATAATTTAAATAGCATGGTTAATTTTGCCACAGACGCAATTACCAATAGTTCAGCTGAATATACTGCAGATATACCTGGTGTAGACCCTGGTTCTGTAGCTAGAAAAAGATATCCATTTAAAAAGCTATTTCCAGTAGATGCAATTGTTAGACAAAATAGACCACTGGGAGCTGGAATTAAATATTATATTAATGATGATATTGCTTCTGGCAGTTTAAAAGATCCTAAAAATGTATTGTTTAGTAATGATTATAGAACATACATTCCTTCAGAAGACACTTACTATAAATATTGGGTAGGCAAGAAAGGGGAAGCAGTAGATATTGCAATTAAATATCCTAAAACTTTGCTGGTAAATAAAATAACTATTAAATTTGAGATATCTCATTGCACTCCAGCAGCCTTTCAGGTCTTTGGAAGAAATGGCAACGGAAGCTTTGGGTCAGCTTTAATATCTGGAGGCTCTTCCAATATAAAGTCATTTACTGATAAATATCAGGCGGGTCAAGTAAATATGTATTATACTGGTTCCGATTGGTCATTTAATGAGGCCGATATAAGTACTTCAGCATACGCAACATTAACAGATGTCAAGTTAGTAGTTACTGCAGTTTCAGGAAAGTATATAAGCGTTATTGAGATTGCTCCTAAAATGGTAAAAGATATTTCTAGCGATTTAATTTCATTTAGTGTCAAAAAAGAATCATCTTCAACAGGAGACTTACTTCCAGTTGGAAATGTTTCTGCAAACTCCTTATCTATTAATTTAAATGGATACGGAGATTTAAATCCATCCTACACGTTGTATGATAAAACCAACGGGGTGTTTGAAGCAGATAAAAAATATTTTTATAAAGACAGCCAAATTAATGTATTTTTAAAAGCATATGCTTCTTCAGATACTCAAGAATATGTAAAAATTCCGCAAGGAGTATTTTTTATGAAAGACTGGTCTATATCCGAGTTCGGAGAAATTACAATTAATGCACTAGACGGTTGTAGCTTTTTAATGGATACGCTGTGCCCAGATCTCTTGCTAAAAGATTACTCAGTTGCGGCAATCGTAAGAGTTCTTTTAGATAATGTTGGATTTACTAACTATAAGTTTAATACAAATAATATTAATGTAGAAGATAGTTTAGTTACCCCAAAATATTGGTGGACGGAAGACACAAAGACTGTATGGGAAGCTATTCAAGAATTATGCAGAGACATACAAATGACTGCTGTAATGGATGATAATAATATCCTGCAATTCTACACAAGGGATTATTTTTACAGTGAAAATAAATCTACTTCATGGACATTTAGTAATGAGCCTATAGAAATAGGTGGGATAGAAATTTATAAGCCAAACATTATATATCTATCTAAAGAAGCTTTACCTGCAGCAAATAAAGTAAAAGTTTTATGGAGCGCAGCTACAACTTCCAATTATTTAGGAGACTCGACTCCATTATGGAAATCTGAAACTACTTACTTAGGAGCACTTCTACTTTGTACAAAAATTGATTCTACATCAGAGTTTGGTGTTCTTATTGACGATAGGTCTCATCAAGACACTTCTGCATATCATTATTATTTAACACTAAAACCAAACAGCACATCTTTTTATGATAACACTCAAGCCCTTTTATCTTATACAGGATATCTATTAATTGATTCAGAGATATTTGAATACGATGCAGTAGAATATCAATATGAGATTGAAGGATCAAACGCAAAATATTTTGTTAATATTGAGTCTCAAAATGACATCTACAAGTACAGAACTTTAGCTAAAGTTTCTTCTGAAGCATTTAGACCAACTGGTAGATATAGAATTAAAAGTAGAGCTGCTCTTGGCACTCAAAAAGCAGCACATGAGGCAATTACAGATGAGGTAGTAACTTGGGAATCTATAGGAGCTAATTGGTAATGGCAATAGCACCAGAACGCGGAATTTACGATCCATCTTATGCCACCTTAGATATATTGGATTTTTCTTTTGCTTTAGACGCTACAGATAGAACAAAGATTACTATTTCTATATCTGATAACGGCGGGATTATAAAAAGTTTTAAGTTAATGTATGTTACAGACGGACAACCATTTTCAGTAAATCCTCCAACTGTAACCATCAATTCAAATTCTTCACCTATAGTAATAACTGGACTAACACCTACATCCAGATACAAAGTTTTTATTGTAGGATTTAGTCAAATTAATCAGGGCGGAAATTTTGGAAGATCAATTGAAAAAGTTATTCAAATGCCAGGAGTATCTGAATCACCCAAAACAAATGTTACCGTTATTGTAGATAGAGAAAATCCTAATGGCAAGGAAGAGATAATAGAAGGAATTACCGATCAGACTACAGCTACCCCTTCAGAAGATTTAGCACTCAAAAACGGTTTGACAACAAATGTGCCAAGAGGAGTCCTGCTTATAGCAGGCCCTGCAAATTTAGCCAACGCTGCAACAAAAAAAATATCCTATAAAAGATGGGGTAAAATGGTAAACGGAATATGGAAGAGTTCAATTAACGTAGATCTTCCAACTGATCTAAAGCCAGTATACAATACATTTGGCACAGCACTATTTTTTGATGATAAATTAAAAAATCCTGCTCAACGTGGGGGATTTGGATTTTTTTATGATAGCGCAAAAGTAAGTGGATATTTTATACAAATTCAAACCACAGTAGATTCAGTAGCAGCAACAACCCCAAGAGAAGTATCATTTTTTAAATTAATTAATGGAGAATATTTTAAAATATCAGATTCTCAGACTATTGATTTAAATCAGGTTGTTGGAGTATATTCTGGACAAATATATAAGATAGATATTAAAGTTAAATCAACTGAAACACAAGTTGAAATTATTGCCTATATTAATGGATTTAAAATTACTGCAACAGATAATCTTATTGGAAAAAACCTTATTTTATATCCTAAAGATACAATTGCAGCTTATGCTCATTTAAACACTAATATGTATTTAGACTATGTTTATGCAAATTCAATAACTCTTGAAAATTATTTAGATACTGATTCTACTTATGGAACATATAGTGGAGCATATTCTAAAAGTATATTAAATACTAACTTTGGCGAGACTATATTTAATAGCCAAAATATCGATCCTCCAGTGGGATCGATAGAAGAATTTGGAACTGTTGCTAGAGAGTTAAGAAAAATTAAAATTAGATACAATAGTAGACCAGGAAAGCCAGTATACGTTTCTACTGGTATTAATAAGCTAGCTGCAGTAGTTGGATCTAAACTAACTAACTTTGGAGCAGAAATTTATGTTTTAAATAATTCATCATCATTTATTCCGTTGGAGGACGGGGATACCAACAGCTTCTTTGTCCTTGGCAGCACCATATCAAAGACTGGTGAATATGAGGAATCTAGTACTAAGCTTAGTGAATTTACAGTAGAAGAGCCACTAGTATTTGCTTCAAATTGGATACAGTCAAAACAGGAGGCTGCTTCCCTAGAAACTTGGATAAAAACAAATTGGGCAAGCAAACAAATGACTGTGGAGATGACTGTATTTGGAAATCCATTTTTAGAAGTTGGAGATTTAATTGAAATTAATCATTCATATCAATCTTTAAGCGCTCAGTCAGGTAATACAAATTACAGAAAATTTGTAGTTCTTGGAATAGATCATAATTATGAATCTGGATTGGAGACGCAGATCAGATGTCGAACTTTATAGTTCACTAATGATATAATGTTATTATGGCCAATCAAAGTGATTTAAATATTACCAAAACCCCTTCAGTTACAATTGCCGAAGGATCTATTGAGTCTGCATTTTTAAATTCTGGAGCAATAAATAGATTAAATGTAGGTGTGTCTAACTCTACCGCTGGTGGAATATTTGGTGGAGGTGGCACATATTCTGTAGGGTTAACAAATTCAGATCCCAATTTAACTTCAGAAGATATTGGTAACGATGTTATTAATTCCGTCAAGCCTCAATTAGCTGATATATCTGTATTTTCAAATACAACTTATTTAGATTCAAAGGGTGTTACAAGAGCAAGACTGGTTTTAAAGGTTAAGAATTCTAGTGGCAAAAAGCTTCTGGGTGTAGATACAAAAATTATTAATTTTAAAGAGGGTGCGTAATATGCTAAAAGGAACTTATATATTTTATCAAGATGGAATTGAAGTATATCGTAGCCCAAACGTTGTAACTAAATTTGGAAAAAGATTTTTAACAAACTACTTAGCTGGCAATGTTTTGTTTAATACCAAACAGTTGTCTTTAGGAATAGCAACACAAATAGAGCATCCTGCATCTATATCAAATACCAGACTGGGATTTGAAGCGTATAAGATTCCAGTTAATTTTGGCAGTATAGACATTCAGCAGATATTTGATATAAATGGGGACCCAGTATTAGACGCAGAGGATAACCCCACTTTTGAATATGCTGTTGTATATAAATCAACTGTGCCACAAAATTTAGTAGGAGTAATTAATGAAGTTGGAATCTATCCTGGCGGAGGATCTTCTCAAAATGCTTACTCAGATAAATTCTTATCAGACTTTTCAGACAATACAATATGGGAAGATATAGATGGATATAATCCAAAGTATGCTACGACCCCATCTCCTAGAATTGGAGAAAATGTTTTAGAGTGGAAGTTTCCAAATTCAGATACAACAAGTTTAACTAAAGAATATAAGGTTAAAACAAACTATTTAGACATATCTGGATATAGCGAGAATGATACTTTATCAATAGCCTACAATAGATATGATACAAATTCTAGTAAAATTAGAATAAAATTTTATAGTGCTAATGGAGGTTATTTTTATGGAGACATAACTCCTAGCACTGGAACTGGAAATAAAATTCAAGAAATCTCAATGGCTACAGTATTTAATAATGCTAGCGGAACTCCTGTTAAAAATTTAATTGAGTATATAGGTATTGAAATAACAAGATCTTCAGCAGCAAGTAACTCATATATCTATTTAGACGGACTCAGAATAAATGATGAGGACACCTTTGATCCAGCCTATGGCTTGATTAGCCGTTCAATTTTAACTACCCCGCTTACAAAAATAGCGGGAAGACAAGTAGACATAGAGTATAGATTATCATTGGGATTCTAATATGGCAGATAAAATTATTCCTGATGATTTAAGAAATACAACCAGCGATAAAAAAACTAATGACTATTTTCTTGTAACAGTAAATGATTTAAATCCTGCAGAAAATTATAATTTTCAGTTTAGATGGGCGTATGAAGACAAGACTACAAGTGAATGGTCTTCAACATTTTCTACATTTACAGTATCAGAGGGAACTCCAAATACTCCTAAATTTGTTTCTGGAAACTTAGTTGGCGGTAATGGATTTGTTAAACTAACTTGGACTGGATTAAATAGTTTAGACGGTACAATGGTGGGTCTAAAGCAGGTAAATGTTTGGATCAAAGGCGGGACATACGGAAGTGAGTTTGTAAACTCTGGACAATTTTTTACTGAAGCTGGAACTAAGACAATAACTCTTCCAATAGGAGAATACTTTTTTAAGCTTCAGGCGCAGACAGCATTAGGATCACTTTCTTTATTTAGTTCAATTCAGTCTGCTAGATCATTTAAATCTCCCACAGCAATAAGTTCATTATCTGGCACATGGCTTAAAGATGATGGAACTACTAAAACAGATACATTAAAAGTTTCATTTACGTATGATTCAACATTTTCAGATTCAACTAATTCAAATTTGGATATAAATCATTTTATAGTTAAATTAACAAACAGCGGACGCTCAAGATCTTTTATACTGGCAGTTAATAAAACATCTTCATCTCAAGCTTTTTATTTGAGTCGTGAACTAAATATTGCAACGTTTGGTTTATTTGCTGGTGGATTTACAATGTCCGTGACAGCAGTAGATAGTTTTGGAAATTTATCTGCAGTTACTACTGAGACTTCTTCAGACTATGTAACCCCGCTAGATACTCCAGTAATAACATTGACTCCAGGAATTCTTTCTTATTCTGTTTCTTGGAATAGTCAGTCTGGAAAACCATTAGATCAAATATACATTGAAGAGGTAGAGAGTAGTTCTAATACTGCTCCAAGCACTGGGTATACACAAGTGGCTCAAGGAAATCAAAATCCTTTAAACGTAAATACACTTAATTCAAATAAAAGATGGGTTCGTGCAAAGTTTTATGACTCTACTGGAAATGCTACTACATACGGAACTGCTCAGCATGTAACTCCATACGCTGCAGTCACTGCGGATACTGAAGGCCCATCAGATGTTATTTCTGTTACAACAACTGCAGGAATTGATACTTCTGGATATTTAGGATTTAATGGATACATAGATGTTTCTTGGCCATCTGTAACTGGCGGAGGCATTAGAGGATATAGAATTAGATTTAGTAATGATGGTGGAACAACATATTCTTATGTAGATTCTCCAGGTACTGGTACCACCTATAGACTTGGTGGATTAGCAATAGGTTCTACTTACAAAATAGCGGTAGCAACATATGATGAATTTAATAACACTTCTACAAATTATATATCTGCTACCGACAGATTGATTCCTGGAACACCATCAATGTCTAATTATATTTCTGCTGGAAATATGAAATTAGGATATGGAATTTCTGGCGCTAATGATAAAGGTCTTTATTTAGATTCAAGCAACTACTGGTATTTAAATGCTGCAAACTCAGCAAGACTAAATATAGGAGGATCAACATCTAATTATTTAAATTGGAACGGCTCAGAGTTTGCGATAGATGGAAATCTTATAGCACAAAAGGGAACATTTAAAGGCAATGTTTCTATTGCATCTGGAGGATCTTTATACTCAGGAACGATTGTATCTGGAGAAATATCTGGTACAGGATATATATTAAATACATCTGGACTTTCCTTCTATCAAAATAGCACAGAAAAAACTGTTATAAATGCAAGTACTGGAAAATTAACAACAGTATCTGCAAACATTGGCGGCTGGGATGTTGATAGCACAACTATAAGTAAAAACGGTATATCATTAAATTCTTCTGGAACAATTATTGCTAATAACAGCGCATACTATGTTGGAATAAGGCCTCAAGTTTCTTCTGCGAATGATATTGTTTTATGGGCAGGACAATCTGCAACTGGTGGAAGTGTTGCATCTGGTGCTAATTTTAGAGTTACTGCAGGAGGAAATTTATACGCAACTGGTGCCGTTATTTCTGGAGCATTGGTAATTGAATCTGGATCTACTTTTGATGAGATAGCACTAGCTAAATTAGAAGCAGCTGCTGCAAAAGCTGCTGCCGACCTTGCGTTACAGCCAGAAGATCTTAATGCTGCCGCAATTATTCAAAAAGTAAATGCGGCACAAGGTAGCTCAGAAGCAACTTATATTATAGGCGGAGCAGTTTCAACAGGATTATTAATTTCAACACTATACGGTCAAAACCCTTTATCGGGTGGAGTTGGAAGTGATTTTAGTAATAATGGATTGGCAATTAGCCTAGATGATGGAGCAATGTCATCAAAGAATTTTTATATAAATAATGACGGAGATGCATTTTTTAAAGGAACAATTACTGCAAGCAACATAGATGCAACAAGTAAAATATCTGGTGCTGAAATTGTTGGATCAGTATTTAAAACATCTGCTACTGCTAATAAAACTGATAGACCTGCAAGCGGAGTCTATATTGATGATACAGGAATATATGGATACGGTACAAATGTTGGTACGGGAGAAGAATTATTTAAACTTACAGCAGGTATGCTAACAACTAAATCTGCTGTTATAGGACCGCTTACCCTTGCCAATGGTGCAATAACATCTACTCAATTTAATATTGATTCTAACGGTAATGCTTTATTTAGCGGAACATTAAGAACAGGTGCGGTTGGAAGCACTAGAATAGAAATAGATTCAGCAGCATCAAATACAATAAAGTTTTTTGAAGGAACTTCTTCAAATGGATATTCTATCAATGTTACAAGTGCTTCTTTTCAATTAGATTCTCCAGGCGGAGGAACATTTGCAATTAATACTTCTTCATCTTCATCTTTTCAAAGTGGATTTTTAATTAGAGGAGATTCTTATGGAAGAATTGGTTCATCAGTAGCTGGCCTATTTTTATATCCAAATAAAACAACTACAACTGGATTTGTTTCTCTTAGCGAAACTGATGGAGTTTCAATTGGAATTAGTCCTTCTAATGCATCTAATTTAAAGGAAGTTAGATTTACCACTACAGATGCTCAGCCATCTGGCGGTAAGCAAGGGGACATAGTATTGGTCTATAGCGTATGACCAATTGGATAAATACCTCCGATGGATGGAAGCAGATTGTAAATATTTGGATAAATACTGTAGGCGGATGGAAACAAGCTATATCTGGATTTGCTAATACCGCAGCATCTGGTTGGCAGTTATTTTGGGGCGGAGCAGGACAACCACAAATTTCAGTTCCTGGAATAAATAGAGTAGCAATATCAATATCTGGAACAACTGATAGAACAGTAGACTGGACTAGCAGTGCCCCAGTTTTAGTCGGAACTAATTATAACTGGACAAACTATTCATCTGGTACGTATCAATTTGAAAGAGCGGTGGTTCCAACTAGCGGTAATCCTACATGGATACCAATAGGAAATCCAACAAATTTTAATGTTAATCCTACAACTAGTGCTCAGTATACATATACTTTACAAGAATCAGATTTTCCATCTGGAGCAAATACTCTATTTAGATTTGTTGTTTCTGCAACAAATGCAAATGTTACCCCTAATAAAACTACTACTTCATTTAGTACATTTACTTTAAATAGTGTATTGACTGGATTTGTTACAATAAACTATCCAAGACCCAAAGGAATTCCTGGCTCCCCAACAATTTCTAGAGATGCAAATACTAACTATACTTACAATATAACTGGATACGGAAGCTACTATAATGATGTTACTATTACTTCAAATATAGTAAGCTGGGAAACTTCAGATAATGGAACTACTGGATGGACTGTAAGAAATACTGATAATCTATCATACGATGCTTCAACGTATAAGGGTAAATATTTAAGGCTGGGAGTAAAAGGAAGCAATAGTTCTGGACAAGCAAGCGACTTTATATACTCATCTTCTGCTTTGGTATATTATAAGACTCCATCCATATCATCATTTACAGTTTCTGCAACAACAACTGGCGTAACCTATAATTATCAATATGCTGCCGATGATCCAAATAAAATATTATTAATATCATATACTGGTACATCTTCAAGCTCATTTACTCCAGATCTAGCAAATGGGTTTTATAGTCTTTCTCCTGGAACTTATAATTTTGTTTTTAAAGTTCAAAACTCATCTGATAAAGGAAATAGCTTATATGCAGAATCTACTGTTAGTAATATAACTATCTCAGCAATTACAGTTCCTGGTGCACCCACAATAGGTACAGTGTCTAGAACAAGCGATACTGTAGTTTCAGTTCCATTTACCGCCCCATCTTCTAATGGCGGAGGAACAATTACTTCATATAATATAATATCAAGCCCTTCTATATCTATTACCACTCAGTCTGGGACAAGCAGCCCATTAACGGCAACTGGTAGTTTTGTACAGGGGACCTCTTATTCTTTTCAAATTGCAGCAGTAAATTCAGCGGGAACTGGAACGTATTCTTCAGCATCAAATTCTGTTATACCATACCCAGCAACGCCAGTTAACTATTCTATTAATTATTTTGGAAATACTAGCACTGGCGGAACAATGTCATCTGGAACATATACTCAAGGCGGCGCAGCGTATACAATTGCTGCCAATAGTTTTACTAAAACAGATTATGATTTTGTTACTTGGAACACCGCCGCAAATGGAACTGGAACTAATTATGCTCCAGGAACAAGTTATTCATCTAATGCAAATTTAGATTTATATGCACAGTGGGCTTTAAAATCGTATACCGTTACATGGAATGTTTCTATAAATGGAGGCACTGGCGGAGGGACAACTACACAAACTGCTGGAACAGCTCATATTGCGCCATCTCCAGGAACTAAAGATGGCTATGCATTTCTTGGGTACTACAATAATCCATCTGGAGATTATACTTATGGACCAATTGCATCTGGTGGTTCTTTTACCCCTCCAAGCTCAATTACAATGTATGCTCGATGGAACGCATCCGCACCTTCTGGAGGAACAGCATCTATTTCTGGATCAGCAGCATCTGGATCTACATTAACTTTAAATAAAACAGATCCCAATGCTGGTCAAGCAGTCACGTCAACATCAATAACATGGCAAAGAAATAGCGGATCTTCTGGAGCATGGGTAACTGCACAAAATTATGGTACATCTTATGTACTTGGATCCACAGATCTATCTTATAATATGAGAGTAACTATTGTTTGGAGTAATGCCTACGGAAGCCAAACAATTATTACAAATGAAATTGGACCAATTGGACTTCCAGATTTAACTGGATTAGATGTTAAATCATACACAAGCGGATCTTTAAGCCTAACTTGGAATTCAGTTTATGGTGCAGGGTCTTACGCCGTCACTATTGGTGGACCTAATGGAATTTCAACATCTACCACAAATACCTCATACTCAATAAGTGGTCTAGTTTCTGGAACTTCTTATTTTGTTCAAGTTGTACCTTACAGCGGAACATCTGGTAATGGTATATCTGGTAGTGGTCAATCAGTAAGCAATAAGGTTCCAAATGGCTCTGATGCAGCTGCACCGTTCTTCCCACCTTACTTTGCAACACCATTCTTCCCGTTCTTCCCACCATTCTTCCCACCATTCTTCCCGCCATTCTTCCCACCGTTCTTCCCATACTTTCCACCAGCAGGTAATTATCTGTGCAGCGGTGTCGATGCGTTCTACGGGATGTGCTACACCTTTAGCGATTGCGAATCCTATTTAAGCGGTGAGCCATGCTAATATATGTGTACATTTAACGTATAGTCAAATAAGTTAACAAATGATATAATATGAAAGGAGGCACAAAATGACTTATGAATTAACTAATGATGAAAAAAGAAACATTATTAATCAACACCTTAGAAATTTAGAGTATTCTAAATTTAATGTTGAGATTTCTTTGGTAGAAGAAAATGCTGATCCAGCACCAGATCAAACGAACCTTGACACACTTGCTGGACAACTTTCTACTATTAATGGTAAAATGGAAGCTCTAGTAGCTGAATTGGCTACAGTAGTAGATTAGGAATTAATATGGCAGATAAAGCGGAATTAATTATTACCGCCTTACAACAACGTATTGGGGAAATTGTAAGCAATTACGAAACTCAAATAGCAATATTACGAGCAGAAATTACACAGATTATGGAAGAAAAAAATGCTAAAGAGAAAGCCGAAAAGGAATACTCAGACAGCCTTAGTGTCTCAGCCAACTAATTTTCCTTCAGGAATAGCCGTCAAAACTGACAAGGCTACCTATTGGATTAAAGATGGCAAAAGATATAAACTAATATCTGATCGGGCCACGGACTCTTGGTTATTTACAACTGTAAATGCCACTGAGTCTGCCATATCTGATATAAAGCTGGTAGGAAAATTAGGATTTAGAGACGGCACCTTGATAAAAAACATTGCAGATGGTAAGATATATCTTATCTCGCAAAACAAAAGGCGGCATGTAGTAAGTCCAGATATATTTATTCAATATGGATTAGATAGATCTAACGTACTTGAAGTAAGTGATTTAGAAGTAAATATGCATGACTTAGGAGAAAATTTATGACTGACATTTTTGCAGCGGGAGAGCCTTTAGACATATCTAAACTCAACGCCTTTAATAAACAGCTTACAGATCTAGAAGCTAAGCTGGACGTGTATACAAAACAACAATCAATAAATGACTCAACAGTAGTATCTCTTATTATAAGAGGAGGATCTACTGGACAAGACTTAACTCCAGAAGTCAATAAAGAAAAATCTGTGACGTGCTCATTTGGGTCTGGATTTAAAGCAGGAACATCTCCTTATGTAGTTGTAACTCCTTACGGTATTGGTGCAAATTCTGTTGCGCCTATGATTTATTACGTTGGTGGAGGATATAATAATACTTCATTTAATATTCGTTATTATTTATTGGGCAATTCTGGTATAGAAACTGCAATTGGAAAATTTGGATTTAACTGGATAGCCGTAGGTCAACCAGCATAATATTGACAATCTTTTAAAATATGTTACAATTGCTGTAACCTCAAAGTCACGTACCCGTGACTTTTTTACATTAAGGTAGATTATGAGTAATGATTTAAAGTGGATGCTATCATCCGATCAGCAGTTCCCTTATCAAGATGACAAAATGATTGCCTTGTGGTTCAAGGTTATGAAATGGTTTAAACCAGATGTAGTAGATTATTTGGGCGATACGGATGATCAGGCTTGCTATAGTAAATATACAGAAGGAAGATCAGCAGAATTTTTAAATTATCACAAGACTGAGAGTGGCGATTTAATTGTACCAATGATGCGCCACGAGGCCAAAGGTGCAAGAGATTTTTATGCAAAGACTAGGGAGATGCTTCCTGATGCTCAATTATTTTCAGCTTTAGGTAATCACGATATTAGAGTATTTAATTATGTAGATGCCAAGCTGCCAGATTATATTAGTGAAGTTACTCCAGAATCTCTTTGGAGTCTAGACTCATTAGGGTATGAGTATATTTATTATAATGAATTGCCAAAGCGACGCTTTGGAGATATACATGTTCATCATGGCCTTTCTGTTTCAGCAACTGGTGCTGTAAGAAAAGATATGGAAGATCTTCAAGTATCTTTAATCCGTGGTCACTCACACAGAATTGCTTCACATATGGTAACATATGAACTAAGAAATAATGGCGAAGGCGAAACCCTTCGTGGCTATGAAATTGGACACATGTGTGATGAAAAGAGTGATGGCATGAAATATAGTCAACATCATGACTGGCAAAAAGGATTTGCAATAGCACATATTGTAAATGATTATCCTCATATTCAAATGATCCACGTATCTCCAGACTACACTTGCGTAGTGGATGGGAAAACATTTAGCTTATGATGACGTGTCAGAGATGTAAGGGTAGAGTATTTATTGACAGAGTATTCTCTCAGAAATTACATATGGAACTGTTCTGCGTAATGTGCGGAAAACGGTGGATGATTAATAAAGAAACTAATAAGTTGGCAAAATGGCTAGAAAAAATGGAAGAAAAGTACGCAAAGCTTTTCTTTATTTCTTCCTAAACGATAAGCTGCATAAGGTATTAAATTCATCTAGGTCAAAAGATGAGTTAGTTGCTTGGTGCTATCCTGATAAAAAAAGAGTTTTATATTCTTATTCTCAGGTAAATAAGTATATGGAAAATGCTTATAGCACCAGACAAGTATCTGTCTTGTTAAACAAGCATAAGGTAACTATTGAGGATTATATTTTAGAGGGTAAGATTAAAGCTCCTTCTAAAGTTTATCCAATTGGTAATCCAGAAAGCACATGGTCTAAGTATATGTTTAATCAATCAGACATACTAGATTTACATCAGTTTATATTGGATGCTGGTCATTCAAAAGAGGTTCCGTCAAAAACAGAATTGATGGCTCTTCTCAAACACAACATGATATTGTATACTAGAACAGAAGAGGGCAACTTTGTCCCAGTATGGAAGGCGGAATAATGTCAGAAACTGTAGTTAAAGTAGACCTATCGTTTACTAGAAATCTTGGTAACTATGAATCAATTAAAATTGGCATAGGCATTGAGGATATTGTTAGACATGGTGAAACAGTTGAAACCGCCACAGAGAGAGTTTATAAATTTGTTGAAGAAAAGCTTATTCAGAAAACTACCGAGGTGGAAGAAGAACTAAAGAGTGGCAAATGAGAAAGAGCCTTACATACTAATTAGTCTATATCAATCTTTATATAAAGATAAGTATGGCAAAACTCCCACCATGAATAAATTTCGTGAAAAGTGGGCAATGCAGGATGTAATTGATAGTGTAGGGTTTGAACGTGCTAAAGAACTTTTAATTTATTATTTTAATTTAAATAAGAGTGGTCACCCACTTCAATTCTTTTTCTTTAACTTTGACAAGATTCAGAACAATAAAGTAGAATTAGAAAAAGATAAAGAGCGACGTAGAATCCTAATGAAGGAAACTAAAAAAATGGTTGAAGAAGGCGGAATAGCATGAATACAGAAGCAACATTAATTTCTGCAGTATGTAAGAATAAAGATATTAGCACCCTGCTTGCCGACAATGTTGATGAAATATTTACATCCCATAAAGATATTTGGGAAGGCCTAAAGTCATATTACTATAAGTTTAAGGCTGTCCCAGAAGTAGGCGTTCTAATGGAACGCTTTAAAGATTTTGAGCCAGTAGAAGTAAAAGCTGAGACTGGATATTATCTAGATAAACTTAAGAATGAATTCCTTTCAAATAAACTTAAGACTATTATTCTTAAGAGTGGATCTATGCTTAAAGAAGATGCCGCATCTAGAGTTTTATCTGAAATGCAATCGCAGCTTGCTTCGCTTAGTAAATTTACTAGCAACGTTCGTGACCTAGATGTTACTGATGCAGAAAATGCGGCACGACATTTCGAAGCAGTTAAAGTTCGTTCTGCTGAAATGGGTGGCTCTCCAGGAATTAAAACTGGATTCGATGCAATTGACTTAGCCTATCCTACTGGAATGGCTCCAGGACACCTTATCGTGGCCATTGGCTGGCCAGGAAGAGGAAAGACATGGTTTACATCCTATCTAGCTTGCAAGGCTTGGGAGCAGGGCTTCAAGCCCATGATCGTTTCCCTTGAAATGTCTCCAGAGAATATGCGTGATCGTATTTATACTATGATGGGTTCTGGATTATTTAAGGCCAGTGATTTGTCTAAGGGTGATATTAATATTGATGATTTCCGTTCATGGTCTAAGAAAAAGTTTGATAACAAGAACGGTTTTGTTTTGGTATCTAACGAGGGAATGGCTGAAGTAACACCAGCAACTATTCAAGGAAAGATTGATCAACATAAACCAGACTTAGTTATTCTAGATTATCATCAGTTGTTCTCTGATAATAAAAAGAGCATGGGAGCAACAGAACGTAACATGAATATCTCTAGAGAATTCAAGATGCTTGCTATGACTAATAATATCCCAGTTATTGATATTACTGCTGCGACTATGGATGATATTTCAGATCAAGATGCTCCACCAATGCTATCTCAAGTAGCATGGTCTAAAGCTATTGAGTATGATGCTGACATGGCCATTGCTATTCACAGATATACTGGAACAAATATGATCGAAGTGGTTTCAAGAAAGAACCGTCATGGTCAAGAGTTCGGAATGTATTTAGACTGGGATATCAATCGTGGTATCGTTAAAGAAATTTATGAGAATCCACTAACAAAGAATGAATCATAAAAATATAAAAAGATTTCAAATTAATGTTGAGTTTCATGATGATTCTGATATGATCAGGATTAAAGCTCAGTACGAAAGTCTTTTGTCTCAAGACATGAGAGGTAAAGGATATGCCAAAGTGCTTGACATAGACACTAACTTTTCAGTACAATTTACAGGTGAAACATGGTCATTCTTAATGACTATGTATGGAGTATACGTAGGAAAGAGGAAGGCATGGCAATCAGAGGGAATTACGCAAGGAAAATTGATTCCACGCATTATGCGCCAGCACACATTAAGTCAATTATAAAAACTATTGGCTTAGAAGTAGTTGGAGAAACGTCTAATGACTTCCTATGTTATTGTCCATTTCATAGCAACAGGCATACCTCAAGCTTTAGCGTAAGCCGAGAAATAGGTGCCTTTATTTGTTTCAACCCCTCATGCGGAGAGTCAGGAACTTTAGTTGAGTTAGTCAAACGTGTTCTTCACAAGAATGATTTTGAGGCTCTTAGATTTATTTCATCTAAGGAGTCGGAAGCTTTAGAAAATTTTGATGAATTATTAAGTGGGGTAATGGAAGATAAACCAGACTTTATAGAGTTTCCGCAGGAAACATTAACTAATTTACATAATGATTTAATTAAAAGCGAAGAAGCTAAACAGTATTTTTATTCTAGAAGAATAGACTTACAGTCTATTACACATTTTTCTTTAGGATATTCTCCAAAACAAAACATGGTTACGGTACCAGTTCATAGTCCAGACGGAACTCCAGTTGGGTTAGTTGGAAGATCAATATCTGAAAAGAAATTTAAAAACAGTACAAACCTTCCACGCAGCAAAACTATGTTTAATATTCATCGTGCCAAGAAAATTGGTGACCATGTAATCATTGTTGAGTCTAGCTTTGATGCGATCCGTGTGCATCAAGCTGGATTCCCTAATGTTGTGGCTACCCTTGGTGGGCATATATCTTCAGAAAATATTGGTCTGCTTAATAGATATTTTAACAAGGTGACAATAATGACAGACTCAGATTTGGCGGGTAGAGAATTAGGAGTTACAATATGTAGTAGGTTAAAAAATAAAGACCTATTGTGGGCTTCGTATTCTTATGGTAAGATATATCCACATGATGCAAAAGATGTAGGCGATATGACTGATGAAGAAATTAAAACCTGTGTTAAAAATGCTGTATCCAATATAGAATACAGATCTTGGAATGAATGATATAATAGTAATACAGATGGATTTATACCATCAACTATAAGAAAAGGAGATACAAATGGGTATCGTTAAAGGACTAAAAGACCTGAATAAGGTTATGGATAAGCCGCAATCAACAGGCGGAGACGGAACAAAAGCTCGCTGGGCAAAGTTGGAAGATTCTGAAAGTGTTAAGATTCGTTTCTTACAAGAATTAGATCCAGATTCACCAACTTATAATGAAAAGCACGGCTTGGGATTTATTGCTGTTGAACATACAAATCCAAAAGATTACCGTCGCAAAGCTCTATGCTCTATGGATGACCAAGGCAAGTGCTATGGTTGCGAACAACATCGAAAAGACTACAAGGCAGGATGGAAAGGTCGTTCACGACTTTACATTAATGTACTTCTAGATGATGGAAAAGAAGATCCTTATGTGGCAATTCTTTCACAAGGTTCAAGTGGAAAAACAATTACACCTACACTCATTGAGTATGCTGGTGAAATGGGATCGATTACAAATCTCATGTGGCGCATTAAGCGTACAGGTACAAAGACAGACACAAGCTACACAATTATTCCTCTAGCCAAGGATGAAACAGCATTTGATGCATCAAGTCTAGAACTATATGATCTTGAAACAACTGCTGTACGAGACCTACCTTATACAGAACAAGAAGCCTTCTTTGCTGGCGAAGGCGGACATGCTGAAGAGTCTTCTGCTACAAGTAGCAATCTAGACTGGTAATTATAACGACTGGGGCCAGTCACTAGACTGGCCCCTCTCTATTTAGTAGAATTGGCGGATATGGAAAACAAAAGATTTACACATTTACATGTGCACTCATATTATTCTTTAATGGATGGATTAAACTCCCCTAAAGAATTGTGTCAGGCTGCTTTAGATGCTGGACAAACTGCGATTGCAATTACAGATCATGGAACATTATCATCTCATCGTGATATGCAAATAGCGGCTAAAGAATTAGGCATCAAGCCAATTTTAGGAGTAGAAGCATATATTTCTCCAACAGATAGATTCGACAGATCATCAAAGACAGATAAATCTATTCAGGCATACAACCATATTATTTTGTTGGCTAAAAATAAAAAGGGTTTAGAAAATATTAACATTCTTCAAGAACTTGCTTGGAACGAAGGCTTTTACCATAAGCCACGAATTGATAGAGAGGTATTAAAAGAATATGCAGAAGGTATTATTGTTTTGTCTGGATGCCTCAACGGTCTTATTAGCAAAGCTATTGAGCGTGGAGAATTCTCTGAAGCAAAATTGGTACTCAAAGATTTTAAACAAACTTTCGCTGAAGATTTTTATATTGAGGTTCAATCTCACAATCCGCCAGAAATAAATTCAAAGCTTTTAGAATTAGCCGATGAACTTAAAATTAAGGCGGTGGCAACAGGAGATGCCCACTTTGCTAAAGAAGAAGATAGGATCCTAGAAGAAGCATTACTAATTCTATCAACATCTCCAAAGGCAGATAAAGAAACAGACTTTGATATGTCTCGAAACATGAAGAATATGTTAGATAGATTTAACTATCTTTATCCAGATCGTAGAATTTCATTCCAAGACTATAATCTATTTATTCAAAGCCGTTCTGAGTTAGAGGCTGACTTTAATAAAGCTGGGATTAATCGAATAGACATTTATGAGAATACAATGGAGATTGCCGACAAGATCGGTGAATATGACTTTAATCAAGGATTAGACCTTCTGCCCGTCCCAAAGACCGATGCCGATGAAAGACTACGGGATCTGGCTGAAAAGGGCTTAGAGAGCCTTGGGAAGGCTTCTGATGAGGTCTATGTGGCTCGCATGGAAGAAGAATTGGCAGTAATTGCCTCTAAAAACTTTGCCTCCTATTTCTTGGTAGTGGGAGATATGATTAATTGGGCTAAGGATACAGGAATCCGAGTTGGTCCAGGACGTGGTTCGGCAGCAGGATCTTTAGTCTGCTATGCCCTAGGAATTACAGATGTTGATCCAATTAAATATGACCTGTTGTTTTTCCGATTTATTAATCCAGAGCGTAATGACTTTCCAGATATTGATACAGACTTTGAAGACCGTCGTCGTAAAGAAGTTAAAGAGTATTTAAAGAAGAGGTTTAAGCATGTAGCTTCAATTTCTACATATACTTATTTTAAAGATAAGGGTGTAGTCCGTGATGCTGCTCGTGTATTTATGGTTCCACTTCAAGAAGTTAATCGTGCTTTAAAACCAGTAGATACTTTTGAAGATTTTATGGAGTCACCAAATACTAAAGAATTTAGAATGAGATACCCAGAAGTTGTTTGGCTTGCCGAAAGATTGCGTGGCCGAATTCGTTCTGTTGGAGTCCATGCCGCAGGTGTTGTAGTTGCTAAAGATGATTTAAGAAAGTATGCTCCAGTTGAATCTAGAGAAGATGCTCAAGATAAAGTTTCTGGTCGTATTCCAGTTGTCGCATATGATATGGACACTGTGGCAGACATTGGATTAATTAAGTTAGATGCTTTAGGATTAAAAACTCTTTCTGTTATATCTGACACTCTATCTTCAATTAAAGAGAGACATAAGAAAGAAATAAACCTTTCAGAATTGACACTGGATGATCCTAAAGTTTATAAGATGTTAAGTGAAGGATACACTAAGGGAGTATTTCAAGCTGAAGCGACACCCTACACAAATCTGCTTATGAAGATGGGTGTAGATAAGTTTGAAGACTTAGTTGCATCTAATGCCTTAGTCCGTCCAGGCGCCATGAATACTGTTGGTGCTGCCTACATTGACCGTAAAAACGGAAGAGAAGCAGTAGATTACAGCCATGTATTAATGAAAGAGTTCACCGAAAACACATATGGTGTTATTATATATCAAGAGCAAGTTATGCAAGCATGTGTTTACCTAGGAGGAATGTCTTGGTCAGAAGCGGATAAAGTTCGTAAGATCATTGGCAAAAAGAAAGATGCAAAAGAATTCGACCAGTTCAAAGATAAGTTTATTGAGGGCGCTTCTGGGCATATCTCGAAAAAGAAAGCGGAGCAGTTATGGCATGACTTTGAAGCTCATGCTGGTTATTCGTTTAACCGTTCTCATGCTGTTGCTTATTCCATGCTTTCTTATTATACAGCTTGGCTTAAAACTTATTATCCTTTGGAATTTATGTTTTCAATTCTTAAAAATGAAAATGATAAAGATGCGAGAACCGAATATTTAATTGAAGCAAAGCGACTTGGGTTACGTATCATGCTTCCTCATGTCAATGAATCTGACATATACTTTTCATTACAGGATGGCGGAATTAGATTTGGACTTGCCGAAGTAAAGTTTATATCCGACAATATTGCTAATAAAATTATGGAGAAGCGCCCATTTAAAGACTACGCAGAACTAATTGATAAGGCTTCTAAAAAAGGTAGCGGCATTAATAGCCGAGCAATTGAAGCACTAAATGCAATTGGTGGTGCAGCGTTTGAAGATAATCCAAGAATTGGTAATGAAAAAGATAACTATTACGAATATTTAGGAATACCTACTTTTAACTTGGCTGGCATTCCTCCACGCATTAAGGCGCAAGCTAGACCAATTGATGACTTTGATGATCTAGGATCTTTTGTTATGTTTGGAATGGTCAAAAGTATCAAGCGTGGAACTGGTTGGGCAAGAGTAGAGTTGGTAGATGAAACTGGAACTATTGGATTATTCCATCATGAAGATACTCAGATAGAGCCAAACCAAATGTACTTTATTTTAGTAGGAGATAATAGAATATCTAGATATATAAAGGTAAGCGAAATAGATCCTAGCGGATCAGATTTATTTGTAGATTACTTATATAGAAAAGAATATGATTTAGAAGAGGATGAATATATTGTAGTAAGCTTTACTCCATATAAAACTAAGGCTGGCAAGATGATGAGTCACATAGTTTTATCTAATGCTGATAAACAATTAACTAGAGTTATTGTATTCCCTACCCTATACAAGATATCACTTGCTAAAATGCGAGAAGGCATGAAATGTAAATTGGTATTATCTAAATTAGATGATGGCACACTTAACGTAAAGGAAATAAAATGACAGAAATAGATCCACAGGATTTATTTAAAGAAATGAGTCTTAGTAAAATTTTAGTTGCTATGCTAGAAACTTTAGGAACAATTGATATCCCCGCCCTAACATTTTTAGATGCTGCTAAAGAAGATAAGCAATTACAGATTGATTATGATTCGGAAATCGAATCATTTACATTTAAATTAAAGGAGAACCATGAACAACCAGATAACAACTAAGTCTTTAAATAATCCAAATCACAGAGAGATTAATTTAGTAACAGATTATGGAATGGATGCGTTAGCAGCTATTCTTCATGAAACTGCAATTGAAAAAGGTTTCTGGGATGGAGAAATTGGATATGACAAGATCGGTAATAAGCTTGCTCTTGTACATTCAGAAGTTACTGAAGTACTGGAAGCTATTCGTAAGAATAAAGGGTCTGAAGAAGTTGTAGAAGAAATAGCAGATATTATTATTCGTACGTTAGATGTCTATGCTGCTATGAGAAACACAGGAGATCTTACACATAGTTTAGATGAAGTTTTATTTAATAAAATGGAAAAGAATAAGGCACGACCAAAGCTTCACGGCAACCGTTTTTAATGCTATAATAATGAAAAAGAAAGAGTTAAAAATGACAATATTGATAGATGATATACTATCAAAGCTTGACCCTAAAACAAGAGCAAGAGTTCAATCCGCACAGAATATAGTTGTTGAAAAACAAAAAACTCCAAGTGCTGGATTAAATATGGCTCTTAGGGGTGGCCTTGGATATGGAAGACAGGTTTTAGTTTGGGGCAATAAGTCCGCAGGCAAATCTTCTTTTTGCTTACAAACAATTGCTTTAGCACAGAAAGAGGGTAAAACCTGTGCATGGATTGATGCAGAAGCATCATATGATCAAGCATGGGCGGAGTCCTTGGGGGTAGATTCATCTTCTCTTATTTATTCCCCCGCAAAAACTGTAAATGATATGGTTGATGTTGCCACTAAGTTAATGGATGCGGGAGTAGATATAATTGTTGTTGATTCCATATCAGCACTACTGCCAGCCATTTATTTTGAAAAAGATGGCAATGAGATGAAAGATTTACAAGACACTAAACAAATTGGTGCGGAAGCAAAGGACATGACACATGCAGTTAAAATGCTTAACTACGCAAACAAAAACACATTACTTATACTTATATCACAGCAAAGAAATCAGTTTGGAAGTATGCATGCTTCCCATATCCCAACAGGAGGAATGGCAGTTAAGTTCTTTTCCTCAACAGTTGTCAAGCTTTGGTCTTCCGAAGCTGAAGCTAATGCTATTAAGTCTGGTATACAAGTCGGTGATAAAATCATTGAACAAAGGGTCGGCAGACCAGTTAACTGGATCATTGACTATAACAAACTCGGACCCCCAAACTTATCTGGACAGTACGACTTCTATTATCAAGGCTCACACCTTGGCGTAGATCGTGTTGGTGAAACTTTAGACGTAGCAGAAATGTGCGGAATAGTAGAAAAGGGTGGAGCATGGTATACAGTAAATGGAGAGCGTTTTCAAGGACGTGCAAAGGCTGTGGCATATTTAAGAGAAAATCCAGATGTTGTAGACAATTTAATTGGAGAAATAGATGCCAGATCTTAATCAGTTTCTTAATAAAAAGAAAGTAGATTTAAAATTAAATGATAGGGATCTAGAGCAGCTAAATGGAATTCGTCCATGTTCACATTGCTCCGAAGATGTAGTTGGCGCATTATGGGATGCTATTGATTTGACCATGTATTGGAAATGCAGTAATGGTCATGAAAATTCTTTTAAGGTTAACTAATGTCTGAAAGATCAGAGGTTAAGCGTGATGGAGCCAAGGCTCAAAAGAATAGTGGTCGTGGAGATTACCAAAAGGGTGACGCTCAATGGAAACAATTTTTAGTAGATTATAAAGAAGCTTCAAGATCGTTTGCGCTTAACAAAGAAGTCTGGGCAAAAATTTGCACAGATACCTTTAAAGTTAATAGAGATATGTACCCAGCTCTTAAAATTATTTTAGGAACAGATTCAAAGGTTAGACTAGGTTTAATTGAATGGGCAGTTTTAGAAGAACTGATTACATTTTGGGAAAAGAATCATGGATAACCTTTCACTTGCGTTCTTAGTTGGATTTATAGTCGGTAATATATTTGGCAGTTGGGCTATTTCATATACAAAGAAAGAGGTTGAAAAACATGTCGGAAAATAAAGTTGAGTCTAAAAATACCTTAGAGATCATTAGTGATATCACTGAGTTTAATGATCTTCATGAGTTTATGCGGGATGAACATTTGGATAAAGCCCTTGGCATTGTGGTAAAATTATTAATGAACCCAGATGTTCCTTCGGCAAAAGCTCCACTTTTAATTATGGAGTTGCAGGCAATGTCAACTAAGTTTGCGGTTCTCGCATCAGTATATTCTACGATTGCAAAAGATAAAGCGGGTACAGAAAACAATAACAAAAAGAATATTTATTATTCAGTAAAGGAGTCTATAGACAAACTTGTAGATGCACTCAAGTATGTTGTTAGGTACAATTCATGAGAAAACCAGAATGGTTTGAGTTAATTGATAATGATCACGATGATCCTTATGTAGGCAACAAACTTCCTTTTATTGTTTTGCTTGCTATTGTTATTGCAGTATCTGGATTTATATTTTTATTTCCTTTTAAAACAGCAGATACGGTTCCTTCACCTGCAATTGAGATTATACAAACCCCTATAGATCCAATACAAATGCCTGCTAAGGATAAAGATGATGAAGATGGGGATGATGATTAATGGGTAGAGACATAGTAAAGAATCTTAAGTTCAAGAAGCATACTGGAAAGCACTTTGACCCAGAACTATTTGCACAACTATTAGATGAATCATATAGGAATACTAAACGTGCTGATGGAGAAATGACAAAGAAATCATTTAGCCCAAGCTCTTTAGGATACGGCCATGGAACATGTCCTAGATACTGGTACATGGCTTTTAGCGGTGCAATGTTTATTGATGATAACGATGCTGTTGCCGTAGCTAATATGGCTCAGGGAACTCAAGCTCACGAAAGGCTTCAAAAACTTATTGCGACTATGCCACAATGGAAAGCGGAAGAAGAGGAAATCATTAATGAATACCCTCCTATTCGTGGCTTCATTGACTTGATTATGGAGTATGATGGACAAACTGTAATTGGTGAAATTAAAACGGCTAAGCAAGAAGTCTGGGATACTAGACAGTCTGAGATGAAATCTTCAGCCAATCATATGCTACAACTGCTTACCTATATGAAACTAAAGAATGCTAAAGAAGGCTTTTTTCTTTATGAGAATAAAAACACTCAAGAGATACTTATAATCCCTATCTCTATGAATGAAAAGAATACTAAGATAATTGAAGATACTTTTACTTGGATGTGTGAAGTTTGGGATAATTTTAAAGACGGAGATATTCCAATGAAGCCAGCTGGAGTAACTAAGTCTAAGATGCCCTGTACTTATTGCCCAGTTAAAAAAGAATGCTACAGTAAAGATACTCCTACTGGTACAGTACAGATTGAGTTGTATGAGGTTCCTAAGATATGATTTGTAGCAATAAGGAATGCGCTAAAGACTTTGATGCTAAAACTCATAATCAAAAATATTGTTCTGATGAGTGCTGCAGAGTTGCAACCAATAAAAGAATTATGGAAAAGTATTACGAAAAAAAGGCCATTAAAAATGGAGCATTAAGAAAATGTAAAAAATGTTCTATTAGATTAAGTAGATATAATCAAAATGAAATATGCTCAAGTTGTGAAAAAAATATAAATTTAAAGAATAAAAATACATTATTAGGAATGCTAGATGAAATTAGCTGACTTAGTAAAAACAAAAGCTGGTAGAGTTTTAGGTATAGATGCCTCTACAAATTCAATTGCGTTTTGCTTAATGGAAAATAATAAACCATTAAAGTGGGGCAAGATAGAGTTGTCTGGATCAGATATTTATGAAAAGATATATGACGCTAAGGTAAAGATGTCTGTTATGTTAGATGAATTAAAGTCTGATTATATTGCTGTAGAAGGCGCTATCCTTGTCAGATCCCCTGATGCTGTGATAAAATTATCTTATGTTTATGGTGTTGTTATTGCTGAGCTTATGTCTACTGGAGCTAAGGTCATTACTATTTCTCCTACAGCTTGGCAGGCTTACATTGGAAACAAAAATCCTACCAAAGATGAGAAGGCGGCTATAAGATTAAAACATCCAGGGTACGCTGATTCTTGGTATAAGAATCAAATAAGAAATATGCGTAAACAGAGAACGGTAGATTATTTTAATAATAAATATGGATTAAGTTTAGACGATTTTGATGTGGCAGATGCTTTTGGTATTGCCCATTATTCTAATGAGGAGTTGACTAAAAGATGAAGTTGTATCAAAGCAAAGAATGGCTTCACAGGCGCTATCTTGTACAAAAAAAGACAGTTACAGAAATAGCAAAAGAAGCAGGAACTTCTGCAATGACTATTCAGAGGTATTTAGTACAGTTTGGATTAATTAAAAAAAGATGAGTATTGAAAAAAATATTTGGCAGACCTATGAAACATCTTATGATGATCTACCGCAATATGCTAAAGAAAGTATAGGAACTTGGAAGCATATGAATCAAGACTGGAATCACGGCTATATGTCTGGTCCAGATAGAGAAAACTTTTTTGAAGAAAACTTTTCAGAGGAGGTATACAATACATACGTAAACCTACCGCTTGGAGTTATGAAAGCTGGCCTGTGGAGATTTGCAATTCTTTATATTCATGGTGGTGTTTACGCAGATATGGATACTCATTGTAAAGCACCAATTTCAGATTGGCTAAGCGATGATAACGATGCCCTTATGGACATTGAGAGGGATACCCCGTGGCTTGCAACTCAAGTAATTGCGGCAAAAGCGGGAAGCCCAATAATGAAAGCAGCAATAGATCTATGCGTTGAAAGATGTTCAGACGGTATTATTAAGCATAATCACATGGTACATTATTATACTGATGTGCAAATGTTTACAGACGCTATATACAAGCAATTAGGCGTAGAGCCTTATCACAAACATTTAAATGACTGGGCGTTAGAGCTCATGGAAATGGATTGGCTAAAAAATAATAATGTAAAAATATTAAATGGAGAAGAAGCAAGGCGTCTTCTAGATAAAGATGTTGTTCACCTATATTGGGGTGACGATAGAGAAGCTGGCTGGATAGCATGGAAAAAAGATCCAATGGTAAATGAATCATATCCAAATGGATTTAATCCTCACGAGTGGGAAAAATAATGTCTACAATAGGAGTTTTACCAGCATCGGGAAAGGCTTCCAGAATTGGGGGTATACCTAAATTTTGTTTACCAATTTCTGATCATACATCTTTGATTCAATGGCATGTAGATCAAATGCTAGAAGTTTGTGATGAAGTTAGAATATCTACAAGAGCCGAATGGGTTCCAATTATTCAAAATATGGATATGAATGTTAAATTAATTGTTCGTGAGCCATCTACTATGTCTGATGCAATAAATTTTATGGTGGGCAATTATAATGATACCGTATTGGTTGGAATGCCAGACACCTTTATACTAAATTCTCCAGTAAATATTTATAAAGAGATGATGAAGCATGACAACGCTGATTTAGTTCTAGGAGTGTGGCCTTGTCAAGATGATTTAAAGGGCCGTGTTGGTCAAGTCCTTATAGATTCAAATAGCAAGGTAATTGCTTCGCAAGATAAAGTTGATGATTGTGAATATAAAGATATGTGGGGTACTATGCTATTCAGAAAAAATATGATAAGATACCTAGATCCAGAAAAAGACCATCCAGGAAAGCAGATCCAAGACTGGATTGATGATGGTATGAATATTATGGCAACAAGGCCAGGCGGGAAATATATGGATATAGGAACTTTAAGGGGACTTAAACAACTATACAGAGAGATTGATAATGCTTAATATTGGTAATAGTGAGGCACTTTGCTTTGATGATATTCTTTTAGTTCCACAACAATCAGATGTAGCAAGCCGAAAAGAAGTTAACTTAAAGATGAATGGGTATGATTTACCTATTGTTTCAAGTCCTATGGACACAGTAACTGGTTGGGAAATGGCAGCACATATTGCTAATGCTGGCGGAATTGGAATTATACATAGATACATGAGTTCTAATGATAGAATATTGGAATGTCGTAAAGCAATAAGGGCTACAGAAAATCCAGATAATATTGGTATTGCTATATCAGCAATTGAAGCTTTAGATACTCAATTCATTGAGGATTTAATTTTTGTTAAAGTTAAATGGATATGTGTTGATACTGCTAATGGTCATGGAGAATCATGTGCTAGAGCAGTTAGAGTATTAAAATCTAATTTCCCAAAATTAAAAGTTATGGCAGGCAATGTTTCTACAAAGTATGGATACGGAAGATTGTCTAGAATGGGTGCCGATGCAATTAGGGTAGGAATTGGTGGCGGAGCCACATGTACTACTAGAATTGTTTCTGGTCATGGAATGCCAACTCTTCAATCTATTATTGATTGTTATGAATTTAAAAAAGAAAATAATATAGAGGCTTTAATTATTGCAGATGGTGGAATTAGAAATACAGGAGACATGGTAAAAGCTTTTGCTGCAGGCGCAGACATGGTTATGCTTGGCTCTATGCTAGCAGGTACGGATGAAGCCCCTGGAGACCTAGATAACGGGTTTAAACGATTTAGGGGTATGGCAAGTAAGGAAGCTCAATTGCAATGGCGTGGAGAGTCTTCTGTGCCAGAAGGCGTGTCTACTATGATACCTTATAAGGGATTGGTGTCAAATGTTATTGAAGAAATTAAAGGCGGTCTAGGTAGTGGATGTTCTTATTCTGGAGTACATGCATTAGGAGATTTAGCTTATGAATCAAACTATGTTAAAGTTTCGCCATTAAGTAAAGCAGAATCTATTCCCCATGCTAAAGGAGCAAATTAATGAATATTCAAAAGGATAAAGGTTATCAAACTTGGATTACAGATCTCCAGCTTTCAGCAATTGATGCTCCATCTGGACATGAAATTTTAAGAGAGTGTTTAGAAATTGCGGAGATGTTAATTAAAAAGAATATATCTTATGGAAACTCTGCTTTAAACCCAGTTAGAGTATTTAGCAAGGCGGATCCAAAAGAACAAATTATGGTTAGACTTGATGATAAATTAAGCAGAATTAAAAATGCTGAGTCATTCCCAGGAGATAATGATATAGAAGATATGATTGGTTATTTAGTTTTATATAAATTATGTGATTGATTTTAGTCGACTAAGATGGTATACTAATTAAATGTCAGAGATAGAATTATCGAGTCATTTTGACCGAATGAACAAAGTGGTGGAAGAATTACTTAAGGGTAATAATGCTACTGCTATTGCTACTATTACTGGGTTTCCCCGCAAAGATGTTGTTGAATTAATTGGTGAATGGAAATCCGTAGTCCACAATGATCAGAATGCTAAAGATCGTGCTAAAGAAGCAATATCTGGTGCCGATCAACACTATGCTATGTTAATTAAAGAGGCATGGAAAACTGTAGAAGATGCAGATCAATCTGGACAGCTTGGCATTAAATCTGGTGCCCTAAAATTAATTGCCGACATTGAAACAAAACGAATAGCAATGCTTCAACAAGTAGGTCTATTAGACAATGCTGAGATGGCAGATATAATTGCCGAGACAGAACGCAAACAAGAAATTTTAGTTAGAATTTTAAAAGAAGTAACCTCAAGTTGCCCTAAATGTAAAATGGATGTTGCTAGAAGACTATCTCAAATTACAGGAATAGTTGAGTCAATTATAGTAGAGGATGTCAGTGGACTTTAATTTTAATGATCTTATTGATATGCTGGACGGCGAAGAGTTTGACGAACGCCCAGTTGATCTTCGCACGTTTGTAACAGATCCACAATTTCTTGCGCTTCCGCCACTTTCAGAAGCACAATACACTTTAATTGAAAAAAGTTCTCAGATTTATAAAGAAGCTACACTTAAAAAACTTTTCGGAGACGAAGAGGGTGCAAGAATGTACAAGCAGACGGCTACAGAAGTTATTGCTCAATTAGGTAAAGGCTCTGGTAAAGATTATTCATCAACCATCGCAGTTTCATATATAGTATACCTATTGCTATGCTTGAAAGATCCAGCCACATATTATGGCAAACCTCCAGGAGATGCAATTGATATTTTAAATATTGCTATAAATGCTCAACAGGCAAATAATGTTTTCTTTAAAGGATTTAAAACACGTATTGAAAGATCACCTTGGTTTGTTGGAAAGTATACAGACAAGGCTTCTGAAATGAAGTTTGATAAATCAGTTACAGTTCACTCGGGCCACTCAGAGCGTGAGGCGTGGGAAGGATATAACGTACTTGTAGTTATCCTAGACGAGATATCTGGTTTTGCTACAGACAATACAACTGGTCACGATCAAGCTAAAACTGCTAATGCTATATACGACATGTATCGTGCCTCAGTTGATTCTCGTTTCCCAGACTTTGGTAAAGTAATTCTTCTTTCATTTCCACGATTTAAAAATGATCCTATTCAAAAGTTTTATGATTCCGTGATTGCTGAAAAAGAAACTATTATCCGTACACATCATTTCAAGATGGACGAAGACCTTCCAGACGGAACGGAAGGCAATGAGTTTGAAGTTCAATGGGAAGAAGATCATATTAAATCATATTTGATTCCAAAAGTCTACGCATTAAAAAGACCTACTTGGGAAGTAAATCCAACTAGAAGTATTGATGATTTTAAGACAGCATTTTATAAAAATAGTCTAGATGCCCTAGGACGCTTTGCTTGTATGCCACCAGAAATGGTTGATGCGTTCTTTAAGTCTCGTGAAAAGATTGAAAAGGCATTTAATAAAATGAATTTAGCAGTGGATAATTTTGGTAGAATAGAAGAATGGTTTAAACCAGAAAATGATAAAGATTATTTTATTCATGTTGACTTAGCTCAGAAGCATGACCATTGTGCTGTAGCTTTAGCGCATGTTGATAGGTGGGTTAATGTTAAAGTAACAAATGAATACTCTCAACCAGCTCCAATTGTTAGCGTAGATGCTGTTAGATATTGGACCCCTACTCCAGATAAGTCAGTAGATTTTACTGAAGTAAAAGATTATATTTTATCTCTAAAGACTCGTGGCTTTAACATTCGTGCTTGCACATTTGACCGCTGGAACTCACATGACATGATGCAGCAATTAAAGTCCTATGGAATTAATACAGAATTATTGTCTGTTGCTAAAAAACATTATGATGATATGGCAATGGTTGTCATGGAAGAAAGATTATCTGGTCCAGCAATTAAACTACTTATTGATGAATTGCTACAACTTAAAATTATGCGGGACAGGGTGGATCACCCTAGAAAAGGTTCTAAAGACTTAGCAGATGCTGTATGTGGAGCAGTATACAATTCTATTAGTAGAACTAGACCAAATATGGATAATGAAATAAAGATACATACATACGAGTCTATGAGCTTTGACAATGATTTTAATCCACGAGAAGAAAAAGATGAATCATATAATTTAATTAGGGCACCAAGAATGCCTGAAAACTTACAAGAAGCAATGGATAGGATGCAGATATTATGAGTATATATCAAGAAAAAGCTAAAGAATGCAAGTGCTGTGGAAAACATGTACCCCTTCCAACTATATTAAAAGAATATAACGAAGTCATGCTTTGTCCTACTACTTTCTCTAATGTAATTGAATATAAAAGACTATGGAAAGTATTGGGCACTAGGCCAAGCGGAAACATTAGGAAGCATTTCTCAGAATATGTACAGCAACTTGTTGAGAGCACCATTGACAAAAATGAAGACGGAACGTTATAATATACACCTAAGCAACAGTAGCTTAGTTGGTTAAAGCCCCGAACTCATAATTCGGTAATCCTCGGTTCAAGTCCGAGCTGTTGCACGGAAAGGTATATAATTAATATATGGACGAAGACGAGAAGTTAGCTTTTTATTTAGAGATCGGCGCCATTGAAGTAATGGGCATAGAAGATGATGGAGAATTTATCTTTAAAATAACCGATGCTGCTAAAGAGCTGGCCCCAGAATTGTGGGAAGCCCACGAAGATCATGTCAACTCAACCCTGATAGAATTATATGAAAAGGGATTAATTAATGTTTCATATGATGAATCTTTAGAAGCTATAATTGAAATTACTCCAGAAGGAATGGATATCATTAAAGCATCAGGACTTATTGATATAAACGAAGAGTTTAATATATAATTAAATTGCCTTCGTAGCTCAGAGGACAGAGCATTCGGTTTCTACCCGACTGGCCGCAGGTTCGATCCCTGCCGAAGGCACTGGTTGATAAAAATACAGATAAAATGGTATAATAAAAAACAGAATTATTATTAAAATAATAAACAACAACTAAAATAAAAGGAGAATAAAATGTCAGCAGAACAAGGATCAGCAGCAAGACTAGTAGAAGTAGCGTTAGCAGAAGTTGGAACTATTGAAGGTCCAAAGGATAATGAAACAAAGTATGGTAAGCTTACAAAAGCTAACTTTCAACCATGGTGCGGAAGTTTTGTTAATTGGTGCGGAAACGAAAGTGGCGTAAAGATTCCTAATACCGTGTATACACCAACGGGAGCACAAGCATTTATTAAAGCAGGTACGTGGCAACCAGTAGAAACAGCAGAGCCAGCAGTTGGAGATATTGCCTATTTTGATTTTCCGTCAGACGGTGTTGATAGAATTTCTCACGTAGGAATTGTTGTTGCAGTAAATACAGATGGCACAGTAGATGTTGTAGAAGGAAATACATCTTCAGATAAAAAGGGAGATCAAAGAAACGGTGGAGAATGCTGCCTCAAGAATCGTGCTTATAAAAAGAAGAACGGATCAAAACTTCGTAGAAGCCAGACCGTAGCAATTGTTGGTTTTGGGCGCCCATTGTTTGGAGCACCAGTTAAAAAGGTGTCAGCACCTGTAAAAAAGGTAGCCCCAGTTAAGAAGGCGGCTCCTGTAAAGAAAGCTGCAGTTAAGAAGATTAAGTAATGTACGAATATTATGTTAAAAAAGTAGAAGCCGTAGTTGATGGGGACACAATTGATGTCCTCATCGACCTTGGTTTTGATATTTTGTTTGCATCAAGAGTAAGGCTTGCTGGAATTGATACTCCAGAGTCTAGAACAAAAGATCTGGCAGAAAAAAAGCTAGGCCTAGAGGCAAAAGAGTATCTTAAATTAAAATTAAAAGATGCAAAAGATGTAAAGATCAAAACAGAAAAGATGGATTCTTCAGAAAAGTATGGAAGAATACTTGGATGGTTATTTGTTGACGATCAAAAATTATCTATAAATGAACAGATGATTGCAGATGGACATGCCTGGGGATACCTAGGGGATACTAAGGTAAAGGACTTTGAAGCACTTGCTAAAGTAAGGGCCAAAAAGAAGTAGACAAGATATAAATCTTTTGCTATAATAATATATGGATCGCTCATTAGAGGGTCCATATATTAATTTATTCGCTTGAAAGGGGAATAACATGGTAACGACAACACTGGATTTTTTTAATGATCCATTTTTTATTGGTTTTGATCGCCAAATTAAAGATCTACAAAATATAAATAGAAACACTTCAAACTATCCACCTCATAATATCTCTAAGGTTAAAGGACCAGATGAGATGTATGTTATTGAGCTGGCCTTGGCTGGATTTAACAAAGAAGATATTGAAGTAGAACAAGACAAGAATGTACTAACAATTAAAGGTGCTGCACACGAAGACCCTCTTAAAGAATATCTTTATAAGGGAATTGGGGCACGTTCATTTGTTAAAACATTTTCTCTCGCAGAGTATGTAAAGGTTAATTCCGTAGTTATTTCAAACGGAATCTTGATGGTAGGACTAACTAAGTTTATTCCAGAAAGCGAAAGACCAGTCAAGTTTGATATTCATGACTTTGATGAAATAGAAGGATTTGAAGATCTTAGAGATACTGAAGTAAAGACAAAAAGAGCAAAGAAATAGTATAATAGAAATCTGCACCCCCTCATCGGGGAGTCGCAGATATCGGGCCGCTACCCGCAGGATGGACCTGAGTATGTCCCCAAACTGCTCATTATAATTAAGGGATAAAGAATGCCAGTATACGAATACAAGTGCTCATATGATGATGCACATGCAACAATGTCAGTTCATAGATCAATAACAGAAAATGATCCAGGTTATAGTTGCGTTGAATGTGAGTCGGAAATGATAAGACACTTTACACCATTTGGCATACAGTTTAAAGGTAATGGCTTTTACAAAACGGATAACCCTAAGTAATTAAATAGTCAATCATGATATAATTCTTATGTAATACAAAATTTGTATTCCTAGGAGAACCCCTAATTGACTAGAAAGTTAAGAGTATTTACAGCCTTCCTGCTATCCGTAGGTTGGCTTTTTGCTGTTCCAAACGAAGCTCATGCAGCAGAAGGTTTAACTGCTCAAGTACATAACGTACTCGGTCAGAATGGCTCTCCTTACATACCACAAGGGGATACTGCAACAGTAACAACAAATGTACCTAACATTGACTTTCAGTGGGGTAGTGGCAGTGTTTTGGGTGGTCCTTCGGAAGACGTTATTGTAAGATTTACTGGGTCTATTCTTAGCAACACAACGCAAAATATATTATTTTTAGCAGAAGCAGACGACGGAACTAGGATTTATATTGATGGCGTTTTAATAGCAGATGATTGGGTTGATAAGGGTGGTGGAGGAACTATAAGTTCTCCAGTATCATTTACAGCAGGAGTCCCAAAGACCATAGAGTTAATGTACTATGAAAATGGTGGCGGGGCCTGGGTCAGCCTTGCTTGGGATCAATCTGGCTCAATGCAGATTATTCCCTCGTCAGCCTTTACTTCACAAGCAGCACCAGTAGTTAAAACAATAGGCCCCCCAAGAAACTTGACTGTTGTTGATGGTTCAACTTCAACAGTTTTAGACTGGGATTCACCAGACACTGGCAACACTCAGCCAGAAAGGTATGCAATAAGTTTTAATTGTTCTGGGTGTAACGGATGGGGAATTGCAACTGGAAATGTTGGTGGACCTAATTCTTTAAACACAACAATAACAATTGATCACTCACTACTTGAAAGCTTGAGGCCAAGTGGAACTGTTTGGTCATTTCATATTAGATCAGATAATGATACATTAGCCCTATACTCTGTAAACTCAAATGTTGTTACACTTAAAATTGGAAAGACTGCAGAAGAAATTGCTGCAGAGCAGGCAGCAGCACAAGCAGCTGAAGCGGCTATAGCAGCCGCAACTGCAGAAGTAGCACGACTAGCTGAGGTGGCAAGATTAGCAGAAGTAGCAAGACTAGCAGAAGTAGAAAGACTTGCTGAGGTTGCAAGACTAGCAGAAGTTGCCAGAATAGCAGAAGTAGCAAGATTGGCTGAAGTAGCAAGACTTCAAGCAGAAGCTGCAGCATTGTTTGCTGCACAGCAAGAAGCTGCAAGAATAGCAGCCATTACTGCAGAAGTAGCAAGACTCGCAGAAGTTGCTAGACTTGCAGAGGTTGCTAGGTTAGCAGAGGTAGAAAGGCTTGCAGAGATTGCTAGGTTAGCAGAAGCAGCAAGATTGGTAGAGGTAGCAAGGCTTGCAGAGGTAGCAAGATTAGCAGAAGCTGCCAGACTAGCAGAAGCAGAAAGACTTGAGGCTGAAAGAATAGCAGCAGGGATTGAGGCTGCTCGTATAGCAGCAGAGGCTGAGGCAGCAAGGATAGCAGAAGAGGTTGAGGCTGCTAGAATCGCAGCAGAACAAGCAGCTCAAGCAGAGGCAGAGAGAATTGCAGCGGAAGAAGCAGCAGCAGAAGAAGAAAGAGTTAAAGCGGAAGCAGAAGCAAAAGCAGAGGCTGATCGCATAGAAGCAGAAATTGAAGCAGCAAGAATTCAAGCAGAGATAGAAGCCCAAGCAGAAGCAGATCGTATTGCAGAAGAAGTTAAAGCAGCAGAAGAAAAAGCAGAGGCAGAAGCAAAGGCAGAGGCTGACAGAATTGCTGCAGAAGAAGAAGCAAAAGCGGAAGCAATAAGACAAGCAGAAGCTGCTGCAAAGGCTGAAGAGGAAAGAATAGCTGCTGAGGAAAAAGCAAGGCTTGCAGAAGAAGCCAGAGCCAAAGCAGAAGCAGATGCTAAAGCAGTAGAAGAAGCCAAACAAGAGGCAGCAGCCAAAGCTAAAGAAGAGGCACGTTTAGAAGCAGAAAGAATTGCTGCAGAAAAAGCAAAGAATGAAACAACTAAAGAAGAAGTTAAAGAAGCAGTAGCAGCAGTAATTACTGGTAATACTATTACTCAGGCACAAGCTAATGAAGTTGTTAATACTTTAATGGCTGATGGAAATGTTAGTAAGGCTGAGGTTGCTAATCTTGTAGAAGTATTGACTGCAGATGGCGGTAAGTTAAATGAATCAGAAAAGTCATTAGTAGCAGATGCCCTTGTTGCACAGGCAGATGGAGAAGCTTTAAGTTCTGAGCAAATTAAAGATTCTGGAATTGAGTATAAAGACCTTCCGAAAGAGACTCCTGTTGATGTAAGAACAGATGAACAAGGAAACGCAGTTGTTATTACTGCAGAAGTAGCAGCACAAGTTGAATTATTGCAAGATCCCGCAGCATTGCTTCAAGAAGCATTCTCAGATCCTGGAGCAGCGTTAGCAGCACTTGGAAGTATCGGTGCTGATATGTCAAAAGAAGAAAGAGAAGAAGCAACAGATATGGTTGTGGCAACAGTTGTAGCGGCAGGAGCGGCAATTAACGCAGCAGCAGTAGCTGCAGGTGGAGCAACAGGTGGAAGCACAGGCGGCGGAAGTTCTGGTGGAGGATCAAATTCACCAGCATCAAGAGGAGGAAGAAGATGGTAAGAATAGTAAAAAATATCCTAAAAGATATGGTAGACCAGGCATGGACTCTCCTTGGAATGTTTATAGCCTGGGTAGTTTTGGACGGTAGTGCTAAGACAATTGTTGGATATGGAATCATGGCAACAACAGCCCTATGGGTATTAACAAGCCCAATTAGAAATAAGGAGGACAAATAATGTCAAAGGCAAATATTGGAGAACCAAAGCAGGTGGGATCTGGAGCAATTGCAAACATTAATAATATTGTAATGCGTATAATTGCTGTATTTGCAGCTTCTGGCCTATCCGTAATTGGAGCAGGAGCAATTGTAGGAATTGAAACCTACAAAGCAGTTGTATTGGCTGGAACCCTTGGGGTTGCTACTGTAGTCGAAAAGCTTGCACGAGGCTTTTTAGATGATGGTAAATTGACTATATCAGAAATTAATGCAGCATTTTCAGCGGTAGATAAAAAATCTGCCAAGTGATATACTTAGACTATGAACACTTATAAGGTCAAATTAAACGTAGAGGTTGAAGTAGAGGCCTTTAACGAAGAAGATGCCAGAGAATATATAGGCGATATATTTAATATAGACGACGAAATTAAAAGTGTTAATATAACTAAAATTCAAGAAAACTAGCTTGAAATAGATTGACACAGCCGTAGTACTTCCTGTATACTTAATACTTGGGATGCTACGGTTTAGTGTTTAGGAAACCAATGCTACATTTAAATCTGTTAGGTGCACAAATATTTATAGAAAGATCCAAGGCCAGGAACCAAAAGGCTTTTTGGAACAACTATGAGTTAATAATTTGGAAAAAAGATTCTAGCGGATATACTAGAAAAGATGGTATGTTTTTAAAAGAGTGGGGAACGGCAGAAAAGATCTCCGTCGATAATAAAGGGATTTGGAAGTTACCCAAAAAATATGTCAAATATTTTAAATGATTTAGGCATTGATTCAGATGATTTAGATTGGTGGCACCTAGCAATATGTAGGGGCATGGATACTAATCTATTTTATGAAAAGTATGAGTCAGATGTAAATACCGCTAAAAGCATAGACGAAGCTTGCCTTATGTGCCCAGTATCAAAACTTTGCTTTAAGTCTGCTACAGAAAACAATGAGTCTGGAGTATGGGGCGGAATTTATTTAAATTCTGGATCTATAGATAAAGCAAGAAATGTCCATAAAACTCAAGATGTGTGGAAAAAGATAAGGAAAAAAAATGACATTCATTGATAGAGATAAAGATCACTTTAAGTATGGAATGAATCATTGGACTGGCGAACCCAATAAGCCAGTATTTTATAATAAAGAAATGGCTAGAAAGATTAGAGAGATCTATAAACCCTCAAAAGATTTAAAGATGGATATTGTAAAGTATCCTGAATTCCTGGCAATTAGACTATATGAAAGCAATTTTAAATATTATGATGGATCACTCAAGGCGCAAGTTATTGAGTATATCGAGATGGTAAAAAATATAATAGAATCATATGGAGTAAGATGCGAGTTAGAAGGAGTTCCAGATGCAGGAGTACGATAGAGTAATTATAGTATATATACATGAAGAGAATGCCTTTGGAACTGCCGAACACTTGGGAGCTTTTGCTTCCCTTATTAAATACAAAAAGAATGGGTTTGAAGTGGAAGAATTAATTGAAAATGATGAGTTTGCTATAATGGAAGAAATCGTGTTTGAACATATTACGGAAGAGAACTAATGGAAAAAATATTATGCTATTGCTGCAATAAGCCAAAGAACAAATTAAATGTAAGAAAGTCTTCTTTATTGCCCATTAATCTATTAATGTGCGAAACTTGTATTAC